AAAGTTGGGGATGGTTGGAAGGTTGGGGATGGTTGGAAGGTTGGGGATGGCTGGAAGGTTGGGGATATAGAAGCTGGCTGGAAGGTTGGGGATATAGAAGCTGGCTGGAAGGTTGGGGATATAGAAGCTGGCTGGAAGGTTGGGGATATAGAAGCTGGCTGGAAGGTTGGGGAAGGTTGGAAAGTTGGGGAAGGTTGGAAAGTTGGGGAAGGTTGGAAAGTTGGTGAAGGCTGGAAAGTTGGTGAAGGTTGGAAAGTTGGTGAAGGCTGGAAGGTTGGGGAAGGCTGGAAAGTTGGGGAAGGCTGGAAGGTTGGGGAAGGCTGGAATGTTGGGGATATAGTAAATGGTGTCAACGTTTTAAGTGTGGATATATACATTTCTAATGGTGTTATCTGTAAAATTCCACTGCCTGGACTCGGCCATGTTCCTTTTACTAAATAAAACTTGATTACATCTTTTGTCAAATCTATTGCAGCTAACTTTCCTACGAGAATGTTATCCCTTGTATCGCGTATATAAATATACTTAGAGCTGTCACTCGAGTAAATATTTTCATCCCAGTTATTTATAATTACATCGTCTCTTTGTATATAATATCCACCTCTCGACGCGGACACATATAATCCAGGAAAGACAGTAATAAATCTATCGTCGGGTGGACCATTTATTTTCATTGGTACCAGTCCCGAACTCGTAGTTATAACTTCTACTGGATCTCCATCTTGATCAATTTTGTATATATATGCGCTGGATGGATTGGATACCACATTTGGTAGAACTGCAATTTCTTCGAATACAGAATCCTCCGTAAGATTATAAACTACTGCTCCGTCGTTATTATATGCCAAAGTCTTGTATATATACGAACCTGTGCTATCTATAGAGGTTACAAATGATTTACGATTTGTTACATGAGTAATAACTTTACATCTTAAAAAATCTCCATTTGGATTAAATTTATACATTACACTATATACGCTTCTTGGTACTCTCGATGGGCCATCGGGAATTCTTATAGATGAAAAATCAACTATTACATTTCCACTCTCGTCTTCTATATTATATGGTTTATAATCTACATCTACATATATATTGTTTGATACATCTGTTATACAGTTTTTTATAGGTCCTCTCAAAGTTCTTATAAATGTTGGTATATTACCTATACACTTAATAACAAAATTTGAATTTGTACCGGCCCCTATTCTATACGTGCTTCCTGGAGCTGAAGGGAACACCAAATCAACGTTTCCAATGGTAGATCCAACTATATAAACTCCTCTCGATGTGTCAGAGTCTGTTGATATATCTACTATGTATGACCTACTTGCAACGCAATTTAAACAAAATCCGTTATATACCCCTAATTTGTCTACTCTTACTACCAGCCCGGACCCGGAACCTCCGCTTTTATCGTAAGATACTACTTTGGTACCTGATGCATCCACAAACCCGAGACCAGATCCTTTATACATTCCACCTACATAGATGTCATTTTTGTAGTCTATATTTATAGTAGAAAAGACCGAAAGTGAAGAATAGCATGTAAAAACGTGCGTTCCTGTACTGTCCAGTTTTATTAGAGCTCCATATGTAAAAGATCCTGCCGAAGATGGAAGAGTTGAAACAATTATATCTTTGTCATCCAATATATTTGTTGATCTATTGTATACTCCAGTGAAGCATATACTGCCGAATGAGTCACATTTTATATCATAGTCTACCACAACACCTATTGATACTGAATCATTTGACGAATCATCAATTTTAAAATATGGTATAAACCTTCCATACAAATAATTACCATTTGAATCAAACTTTAGAATGAAAGTTGATGAAGTACTAAGCGTCTTTTTATACATTGAACCTACAGAATCTAAAATTTCAATAGAACTTCCGTACCCCATGACATAAACATTTAGGTCTGTGTCTGTAGTTATTTTGCATTTACTATTATTTTGTGATAAGGGTTTTATAACCAAGTAAAACTGTAGAATACCATTTTTATCAAATTTGAATAATGTTCCCCACCCACTAGTCTTAATTGTGGACACAATTGAATACGAATCATCTTTTAATGTAACACTACTTTCTCCCGTACTTATTAAATATAAGTTTCCAGATGCGTCTATTGTAGAGGATATAGGATACACCCCCTCTAATATAGAAACAGGTGTTTGAATAATAGCTGGTCTCGGGGGTCTAACTATATTAGGAGCAGGTGAGATTATAGGTGATGATATAGGATTTGAAGAATGAGAATAGTTACCATCGCGGTCAAATTTTATCATATATGCATCTGGATTATTCCCAGAAAATAGAGGTAATGTTCCCATAGACCCTCCACCTTGATTTCGTATTGACGGAGTACCAGAATAACTTCCAACTAAATAAATATTATCTAATGAATCTCCCGTAATATTTTGACAATTAACGAGGGTACCAGCAGATGATACTACTCGAGAGAATATATAATTTCCAGATGAATCAAATTTGCATAAAAATGCATTGGTTTCTGTTATCCTTGCTGTTGTAGTAGCTGTAGCAGGTAATGTTACAATAGTCGCTCCAAATTGATCTTTTATTGTTGGAGAATGATTGTATGTACCTGCAAAAAATATGTTATTCATCGAATCTAAAAATACACCAGAACCATAATTATTAATCACTTTTCCATTCGGAGATGGTATTATAACCCTTGAATATTGAAAATTACCGGACGAATCGAATTTACACATGAAAGGTGCTGATTCACCAGACGTGGGTAATGTAGCTATAACAGTACCACCCTGATTTTTTATATCTGCACTCGTGTTATACGCCCCAGTTACATAAATATTATTTAAAGAGTCGCACGCTATACCGCTTATTTTTTCACCGGAACTACCTGCCCGATCTATTGTGATAGAATATATAAAATTCCCAGACGAATCAAATTTGCATATGAATGCCGCACCCGTACTAACCCTTGGAAGTTGACCAAGCGAACCTCCAGATTCTGTGAATATATTAGAAGTTACTAAACAATGGCCTACAAAATACACATTATTTAACGAATCGCATGATGCATAAATCCCACTTTCATCGGCATTTGAGTTTCTAGCGTCTACAATTCTGGAATACTGATACTGTCCAGACGAATTAAATTTACAAGAAAACGCAGCATAATGTGTACGCCCGGCAGACTCACTTGCTGGTAATGTCACTATCAAAGTCCCAAATTGATCTCTTAGCGTCGGAGTTCCAAAATAACTACCTACTAGATAAATATTATCAAGCGAGTCGCGTGTTATGGAAGGGATTGACGAATTACCAGTTCCAGAATGTTCAATAATTCTATAATACTGATACCGTCCAGAAGAATCAAATTTACACATAAAAATAGTAGAACCTGTACTGTTCAATAATGTCCCAAGAGTAGTTCCAGACGGATCTTTTATTGTTACAGAAGTTCCATGGTATCTACCACACAAGTATACATTTCCTGCAGAGTCGCATACTATACCAGTTCCCACACACGTAGAGTTTGAACTAATGAGTCTATAATACTGATATCGACCAGAAGAATCAAATTTACACATAAAACTACTAGAACCTGTACTGTTCGGTAGAGTTACAAGAGGAACACCAGATTGATCTTTTATCGTTGGGTTTCCTGAATATTTTCCAACTATATACAGGTTATCGAAAGAATCTCTTGTTACGTTATAAATAAGATCGTCTGAACCTGTACCTTCAATTATCCATGCGGATTTTTGAGCCACAGAAGGCGAAGGCGAAACCATTCCTGGCGGGGTCTGAGCCATATTCTTATAGAGTACTCTTAAAAAAATCACGACTGTATATACCAGGAAGTAATGCAGATCTTCGTAAAGACTCTTACCGGCAAGAGTATAACTCTGGAAGTCGAGTCTTCCGACACGATAGAGAATGTAAAAGCAAAGATTCACGACAAGGAAGGCATCCCAGGTGATCAGCAGCGGCTCATTTTTGCAGGGAAACAACTCGAGGACGATAGAACACTCGCAGACTACAATGTACAGAAGGAATCGACTCTGCACCTCGTGTTGAGGTTGCGAGGTGGTTATATTTTCATGTGTACTAATAACCATGAAGGTTTATGTGATCAATCTGGACTCGGAGACGAAGAGAATGGATGTTCTCGACAAGCACTTGAATGAATGTGGACTCTCTCACTACGAAAGGGTTTCAGCAGAGACTAAACCTGCAGAAGACATGTCTACCTGGATGCACACTATGTGCCCGAAGGGTGTTGGAGGTTCAGCTGCAAGCCATCGCAAGATTTGGAAGGAGGTTATCTCTAAAAATCTTGACATGGCTATGATCCTTGAGGATGATGTCAGGTTCGTAGATGGTGCTATGGATGAACTTGACAAGGCTCTTGAAGATCTCCCAGAAGATTTTGATATACTCTATGTTGGGTCAAGTGGACTTAATAATGCAGAGATTCAAGAGCCTAAAGACCTACTTTTGTATCCCGTGTCTCTCTATACTGGTAGAACTGGCAAAAAGATATCTGACAGATTGGTTGCTCCTCTCGCACCGTATGATATACATGCTTACATCATAAGTAATAAAGGTGCTAAGAAGCTTCTCGAGCAGGAGCAGTTTCTGTGTTTTTTAGATTCAGATATCAACATCACGAGAGGAATCAACATGTATGCGTGTAGCCCGAGTCTGGCAAGTCAGGCGGATGAAGAGTTTGGGTCACATAGCGCAACTACATTTCCATATCTTGTGACTGGAGTGTTTGGCAGGGGAAAGGTTGCTCCAAATATAAAGTGGCTCGAACTATTCAATACGTTCCCGATATCTATATGGGTCGTTGTATTTGGTATCATTTCAGCCTTTAATCCAATTTTCCTTCTTGTACTTTTACCAGATGTGTACTGGAACTTTAATATGGTGATGTCTACGCTGTTGATTATGTTTTTAACAAAATTAGTTTTATAGTGTCTATTGCTATGATTGGTAAGATAAGTGACAGGTGAAACTTTCTACGTGTCGGGTAATCCATGACTATGAGATGGTGATCCTCTTTTCTGTACTGTAGAGAGTTGTTCATGTATTCTGAGAGTATGCAGTTCCCGTTGTGATTCCACATTGCTGTTATGATTAGTGCGGAGAGCAGATGTATAATCGTTTCACTTCTGCTCGTGAGGGTTAGCCCAAGTACCATATATGCGATTACAATCTGATGGAAAAAGAGTATCCCCTTGTCGAATCCTGATACGTCATAGTTCCTATGGATTACATTAATGTCTACACCGTACATGAGTGCAGCTGCCAGAAATATACAATAATACACCTGTAGACATGTGCTCATTCTTTCTTAACAATAACCCCCGATTTGTTTCTGGGTACTGATGGCCCAGGCCCTGATTTTTCTGTATAATTTCTCGTGTGATATTTCCACATCGATGGCCCTCCTATCCTGAAAGGTGGTCTCACTTTCGCCTTGTAGTAAAAGACACAGTCCTCAATCTTGTTGGATCTGCTTGTATTGTCAAGAACGAGGCACTCAAAGTTTTCTGTGCACGCATCCATCACATCATTGAACATGTGGAACGTTGGAAATATGCCAAAGAATGATCTCCACAGCTTCTCACGGTTACTGATTACTGGCTCTCGAAGTATAAAAACATAGTCTACATTTGCTCGAAGATCTGGACTGAGATCCATGCAGTACTGCATAGTCAACATGAAGAAAATCTTCCAATGGCGGCCATTCATGAACGACTGCCGAATACATGTATCCTTTAGAAATGACTTGTCGTACATGCAATCGTCGAGGAGGATGAATGCAGGAGAAGTGCTCCCTTTTGAAACACACTTCTTCTGTCTGTCAATTACTCTCTCAATAACAGCCTTGTTATAGTCACCGTGTATAAATAGGTCAGGTATGAATTGCTTGTAGTAGTGATTCCCATCCTCGGTCGCTGACATGACGACCCCTATAGGTATGTTTCGCTTGTAGTACATTATGTCTGTTACGAGCGTACTCTTACCGGTTCCTCTCTTTCCTATGAATACACACACCTTGTCTGACCCAATTCTTGAAGGATCGAATCTCTTCAGATTGAGCTGAACCATCACTGTAGTTTGCAGATAATTTTCAGATTGATTTTCTGCGCAATTCACAGGATGGTCCAGCTGATATCGGACGGGACACAGGATGCTTTCCTTACAGGTGCACCTAAACTCACGTATTTTCAATCAGTCTACTACAGGCGTACCCCATTCTTTCTAAACGCACTACAAGTTCCATTTATAGGTGATGCTCGGTTTGGTGAACAGGCTATCTGCAAAATACCACAGACTGGGGACATTATAACTGGACTTTCGATTCAGGCCACCTTACCAAGTCTCGGTTCCCCATCAGGTGTATACTATTACATAAACCAGATCAACTCATTTGGCATCACAGTGAACGGGGTGACAACGACAGTACTTGTACCCGCAGACGCAAACACGGGAAACCTCTCATGGCTCAATGTCGTCCCTGGTCTATCTTTCAGTGAAAATCTCACCATCTCCGCAACACAGACAAGTGTATTGGATCCTTCAAAGGCGGTTACTGTCGGAACTGACAATGTAGACTATCTGACGTATACAAACGACGCAGTCAACTTTAAAGTTTCAACTGTTCAGACTGATTTCGAAGAACTTGTCAAGGGAATTGACTGGCCTGGTCTTGTATATGGTGGGTACGATGGTGTTGTGCCAGACAATGGGTTCATTTCAAGACTCGAGAAATTCAGAACCCCTCTACCCCCTGGGCAAACCCCTGCAACACTCACAGGCTCGAGTGTATTACAGTCGAATGCTGGAAGCAATGTGTATGGCGAATCATTCACATTCACATTTGGCGCTGCAAAGTCATTCACAGAACTGTATATAGAATCTCCAGTTGTTCTGCAGCTTCCTGGATGGATATTTGTACTTGGGTCGAATGATGGTATCATATGGTCACTTGCAGGTAGTCCAGTCAAGTCTCTTACGGTGCCACTCTATGGGAACAGCTACACCAGGTACAGGATTGTTGTGGCGTCGACTCTTTACTCAGACTCTTTCAAGGTGGTATATTTTACACTACGAAGATCTATCCGTACAACTGTGACCGTATCATCTACTGGAGCAGCGGATCTCTTGTGCAGATCGTCTACAACATTTACAGTTGATGGCACAAGTGTCATCGATACACCATTGACACAATCTCCTGTATGGTCGTATAGCACCGAGCAAAACATTTCGTATATTTCGAATGCAGGAAACATCCTTGTAGATGAAGCCATCCTCAAACTCGGCGGTCAGACTATAAAGAGAACCACAGGAGAATACATGAGCCTTCGGCAGGATCTCAATGTACCGGAGGAGAACCAGATTGGTCTTACTGCGCTCGTTGGAAAGAATGATACGCAGCTGGTCACTGAACCAAAAAACTATCTTGTACCACTTGATTTTGTGGAGAATCTTCCAGTGTGTTCTCTTGATAGACATGATATCGAAGTTCATACAAACTTTTCATCCTTTTCAAATTTATTGCAATACAGTGGTCTCGGTGAGTTTTCTAAAAGCTCATATTCGAATATATATGGTGTATCGGCAGAGTCAGGTATACTCATAGGTCCTACTCGGTTGTACACATCAGGTTCTAGTAATATTGTACTGAACAATGGTGCAGGGTTTAGCAATGTATCTACATTGATTCCATCTGGTCAGATTAGGAACATATACTCGAACCTATTTGTGTTTAATGGTGCTTTTGTCACTCGAGATGATGGCGATTTCATAAATGTGCCAACTGGCAAGGCGTTTGGATCTGACACGATATCAAACTTGTACGTGTTCAATCAGGCTTCCAACATTTACCAGGCTTACAATTCATCTCTGGTAAAAACTGGAAATGCAGTAACTTTCAATGGTCCACCTGGTTACATAAGTGCAACTGTTGGGTACACTGACACGTCTCTTGGAAGGTACAGAAAAGTAACAGTTCCTTTCAGAGTCACATCTACATCAGTGAACACAACCTCGAGCATTGTGCAGATATACACGCCGAGTGCGGGTGAATACTACGCGAACGCACTTGTTCCATGGGTGAATGAGATTATATGGGACTCTGACTATAATGCGAATGCATACTATTCAAACAATTTCACGTATCAACTGAATCTGAACAATCAATCGACGAGTAACACTTCGGCAAATCAATCTCTCGATTACAACTTTAGATGGAGTGTTCAGACGGACGATCTTACAACGTATACTCTTCCGGGCGGAGAGACACTTACAAGTACAGTCTATGTGACAGGAGGAACAGATCCAGCAATCAGAGGAAGTGCAGATACGTGGTACGAAGGGCAATTTATTAGTAAGATGACATATGTACCAAATAAAGATCCGTCAGATCCATACACTGCGACTCTTTATGATACACAAATGTATTCTACATTTGTGTATTCAAAGTCCCGAACCGGTCAGTGGACAACTATCAGTTCCAACGATCTATCTGGGTATCTTGTTCAGGTAGCTAGGGCATATCCAGAATTTGTAGAAACTTCGAATGTACTCACAGACTTTCAAAGTATAACCTATACAGGTGTAGATACAACCACGTCGAATGCAATCATTACATATATATTACCAGGTGGTTTATTCGAGACTCAAAATGTAACTTTCGGATCAACCTTTCAAGACTTTGGCCCGAATTTATCTGTGAGGGGCTTGGACGATACGGTTAGTCAGATACGAGCAGATTATGTATACTCTGGAACAAACCTCACCATATCAGGATGTGCTGTATATTCAGTTACTGTAAATGGGGTACCACAGGTTCATATACCACTGGGAAACTTTTCAGGTTCACGAACATTCACAGATGTAACATTTCCTGCTGTATTCGATACGTTTGTTGCAGACCAGGATTCGAGTGGCAGGGTAGATGACAGGACTACATGGACATCTGATTCCACTAGCGTAACTGTATATGGGCTTGGATCTGTTCATCTGCCAAATAAAAGCCCCATCGTTGTGAATACCATTACAAATATCACAGAAGCATGGGACAATGGTCTCATTGTGTTGAGTTCGAGTACACCATGGCAATCTAGAATATTTGCAGAGACGGTGTACTTTACACCAGGGTACTGGAAGACTGTGAGTAACATATGGCCGACTACACTGAGTGCAACTTTCTATGACTCGAATAACAATGGCGAGACTGTGACTGGTACGAATCAATCATCATTTACATCGAACCTTATCAGTTCTCCATATGCAACGTTTGATGGGTCATCTCTGAAGTTTACATTTAGAAACTGTACATATTTCACATGTTCAGACCCACGGTCCCAGAAGATTCTCGGTATTACATCTCCCGTTGTTCCGGTCACATACTACGACAGTACATCTAATGTGTATCTGAGCCCGGGTGGATCCCCAAATTTTAGTCTGAGCGGGACTCAGCTCTCGAATATATCTGGTGGGTCGACTACGGATGAGGAGTATAGAGTGTATTCTGCATGCAACTCGAACAGTTTCCTGGTTCAAGTGCTTCAAAACGGGACTGTGAATGCTATAAATTATGATGATTCTGGTCGCACTGCAAATGAACCACTCGTGACTTCCGGACTCAACATCATAAGTACTTTGCAGGAGAGTTACAACGTGTACTGGGTATCCTCTACTGGGACTATATTAAAGTACAATACTAAGAAGGAGTTTGGTGCTGTTGGGTCAATGTCAGTTTTGAGGCTACCATTTGCTTTTGGTATTACTGCTTCAGCCATAACGAATAGGTACATAGTCGTTCCAATGTCCACATCAAATATAGGATTTGTAGACAAGAATTCAGGGGATCTCCGGGTCATGTCGGGATTGAACGTACCAGGAGGTCCCCTGGTATGGGATGGTGCAAGATACTTGTACTTTTATCCGCAGGCACCTTATTCAAATGTTTTGCGTCTCGATACTATACTGTATACAAACCCAACGTTTGTGAATGCAAGTATGCTTGTAGAGTATGCCATCATCTCGGAAGGTGAGAGGGCCTGGTTCAAGAGGATACAGAATGATCACCTCATGAAACAGTTGCAGGGTTATAAATTTGTGATAAAGGCTGGTGCGACAGAACAGCAGTTTGACATGAACTTGAAAAACCTGGTTACAGAGCTCCTGTTTACACTTGATGATGATGCGATAGAAGCAGTGTCCCTGTATTTTAATGGTGTACCCGTCATAGATTATGATGATGCAGGTACTTTACTCAGTCTGTCTAAGATACAACCGTACGAACATCATATAAGAGTTCCTGATAGACCATTCTGCATGTATTCGTTTGCAAAGTTTCCAGATTCCATGAAACCTTCAGGGTTTGTGAATATGAGCAGAATTGTAGATCAGGTTGTATCAGTGAGGGTCACTCCAAGTGATGTAGACAGAACATTTAGTGTTTGGGCAGACTCTTACAATGTAATACGCTTCAGGGATGGTCTCGCTGGTATGCTCTACGATTATTCTACCCAGTAGTAAATGCAGAGTCTTGTTGCATTGGGTACAAACGATTTTTCTGGCCCGATTGATATTTCTTCGTCGTGCTTTATACGCAACTATGCGGGAGTTACTCCTTTCGCTCGAAAATTACATCGTGTTCAGTTTGATCAGCCTCTCATATACGGATCTCAGTTGTGGATAAATATACCTCACCAAGGTGATCTGTTGACAGATGTATACCTCGACTTTAAAGTTCCACCCAGTGATTTAAAGAATGTTATTGATCGTATCGAAATTTTCTACGAGAGGCAGATTGTGGAGAGGGTCTATATGGAGGCTAGGGAGATTGAGCTGCAGTTGACTGTTCCTGGTTGCAAGCAGGGGTTCCTTGATTCAGGCGTATTTGTAATCCCGTTCAGTTTTTCAAAGCATGGTTTACCTCTGGTCGCTTTCAAAGGTCAGCCCGTATGGATCAGGGTCACTGCGAAGCAGGATGGTCAAGAGCAGTTCTCTGGGGCGTCTCTCCTGTGCAATTATGTATACCTGTCAGAGACTGAATCAAAATGGTTCTCCAAGCCATATGACATGCTAATAACGCAAGTGAGGCTGCATGAAGAGGCTACTCCTGATTCAATAATCCGCACAAATTTTCTAAATCCGTGCAAGGAGCTCTACTTTACAAAGTTTGATACAATGTCCATATTGTTCAACAATATTGAGCAGGTTCCTCAGAGTTCTTGGTTGTTTTATCACAACCTGATACCTCTCGATTTTCACACCAGGGTTCCGACAGGAGACTATGGTGTCTATACGTTTTCAATAGAACCTGAGCAGGGTAATCCTGCGGGATCTGTAAACATTGGTCTGATTCTGCACCAACAGTTCAAAGTGACTGGGGCTCAGGCACCATTTAGAATTTACGCAGTTACTTATAATATACTGAGGATTCAAGATGGATCTGCAAGAGTCTTATTTAACAACTTGCAGTAAGCTTATTGCACCCGTCTTTGAGATGGCTATGGTCACAGCTGCAAAGTACTGCAAGGCTACTGGAAGGACGTGTGTGACTGCAAAAGATGTTGAATACGGTATGAAGTTTAGTACGAGGAAAGTTCTAGGGGTTCAGAAGGAATCTCTTTTCCCTGAAATTTACGAATCTGATGACGAAGAAGAGTCTGAAGAAGAGTCCGAAGAAGAGGAGTTTGTGAGATATACCGGAGACGATGAGACCCTGTGTATCATAAATGAGATGTATGATACATGGGATTCTTGGGCGCCAGATAGCCCCATTGGAATTTATATGAAAAATGCTATAGATGCACAAGCCTCGAAAGCTGTTTCCGTTTCAGACGGGTGATACAGATTCTGACGAGGACGAGGTGGACAAGAAGAGGGTGAAATATTCAAAGATTTTGGACGAGGAGGATGATTTTTGGCCAGAGGAAAATTTTCCCTCCCCAAAGTAAATGGCTACTATTGGATCTCAGGTTGTTCAGGAGGTCAGGTCTACTTCTATGAATGCAATCGTTGCTGGTTTTGCATTTGCATCAGCAATTGCATGGTTGGATGTTGTCAGATGGGTTGTCACAAACTTCGTCGACCTGCCCAAGACATCAGGTGGATACTATGCACTCTCTGCACTGCTCACAACTCTGCTTGCAGTGCTCGTGTACATGATCTTCAGCCGGATTGCAAATGGTGTACAGAAGCCTCAGACTGTATATGCTGTCACTGCTGGCGCATCCGGCTTTTAGATTTAGGAACAAAAATTATAAACAAGAGTGCGAGAATGCCGAGACCTATGATGATTAGTTTGTTTGGAAACTGAACTGCTGGTTTCGATACGACTGGACGCATGACTGGTTCTGGTAATGGTTCTCTTTCGTAAACCATGTGATGATCAGACAAGGTCAAATTCAGAATCATGGTTACATTTGATGTACCGAGTGAAACTGGTGTCCCTGTAAAGTCTACAATCTTTACAGTGATACGAGATAGCTTCTCGATTGGATTTTCGTATGTAACCTTTATAGAAGTACTCGAGTTGGGGTTGTAGAATATTCCGTTATTTGGTATAATCCCTAGTGAATGCCCCATTGTTCTGCCACTCGGGGTATCAGTCAGAACATTGTCAACTGTAGTTGTTGCAGTGAGCTCTGGTGCATCCTTCACCTGATCAGACCGAAGCTCTGGTATTTCTACAAAGAGGTAATTCTCAGAAGCGGGACCGAGTGGGATCTTTGCTGCGATTATCTCGGCGGATGTGATCATTTTTATTGGGTCTGCAAGGGTCACGACAAATGTGTTTGAAAAGGGATACTTTGTCTCGTCCCTGTTTCGAGAGTCTATGTGCAGGTAGACCATCTCCTACTCACGAGCAATATTTTAGCTTTTCTGCATTGTGCGCCTGATTGCATACCCGAATCATGAAAGAGTTATCATCGAGTCCATTAAAGTTGACTGTATTTCCGTCCCTGTCGAGCCACCGAATAGTGAGCCGGCTCAGGGAAGGTACGGGGTGCTTAAACTTGATGGGAAGTTTGAAATCGCTTTCTTTGAAGGATTTGAAAGTTCCGAATGCAGTATCTAAAGGAACTACACCGAAGCAGTGGTTCATGAGAACAGCAGAGTACGGATTGGATCTGGTGTCGTGTATGTACGGTGATTTGAGTTCGTCTATATCGAGGAAGATGTAGCTCTGTGGTATCGGGTCAGAAACTTGTGGGCTCTTTACAAACTTTGTGCCCATTGGATACGATGTCCAGTTTTTATACACTGGGTCTGCTGACATGGACGTCGCAGCTATCAAACTGTCGATTCCGATGAGACTCTGTGCCTGTGTCGTGAGAACGTTTACACTCACAAGATTTGGGCTACTGAATAGAAACTTTCCTTCGTACTGTATAAACTCGGTAGTCCATGTGTCTGATGCAGGGGTGACTGCAGTTATAACAGTTACAAGGTCTGATGCGGTGTAGTAGCCAGGCGGTACAGTCACATTTGAAGTTCCATTTGTAGTAACTACAGAGAGTACATTTGTACCAGGTGAATGTGTCATATTGTACAGTGTGTTTGGTACCCTTGCAGACATCAGAGCAACTTCGGTAATATCCTTGATTGGCTCAATGAGGTCCATGACATATGTGTTTGAATATGGATATACATTGACATCTCTATTGTCTGAGGTGACATATATGTATCTTGTATCCATCTCTACAGGGTGCACTTATTTTTCAAGCAGACTTCCACCGATACCACCTGTAATCTGATAGCTTCTCATCTGAGCCTTGACCTGCTCCTGGTCCCCACAGATACCGCCAACATGCTCAGTTGAGTAGTAAGCCGCCTTCTGTCCTGGTCCAGCCGTACATTCGAGAGACACGGGCAGGCTGAAGATTGACTGCACCTCATCTGGGGAAGAAGTCTCGAGCTCAGCATAGCCTGATGGGGCCTTCATAGATACAAAGTACAGGACAGCAAACAGAATTCCAAAAATAACAATTGCAGTGATCGTCTTGTTAGCCATTTAATAGGACGTTACATTTTTTTGCGTTAAAGAGTAGCCCTTTTTAAACTTAAAGGCTAGTAGGAATGTCTGCTGAGATTACGCTTGACAGGGGCTACGGAACTACAGTCGAACTCGATGACTTTGAAAAGGCGCTCATGAATGAGATTGAGATTACACCAAGTCGAACTCCTCAGGCTCCTAGGAAGAAGCCAATGGTACCAACATTCAAGAAGATGGCGTCCCAGCCAAATATCAGGGAGGAATCTGATGTAGACGTATTCGCAAATCCTACTAAATCACGTGGTCCTCCTCAATACCAACCCACTGAGGGCCCTGACGACGGGGACATGGACGACGAGTTTCCTATGGATGATGAGGGCGGAGCCTATAATGCACCACCTGCTGTTCCGTCTGCAGGTTTTGCAACCATAGAGGATGAAAAGGCTGCCCTGCTGACAAAGATTGAGCGCCTCAAAAAGAAGGGTATAGCATCTGTAGCACGCCTATCAGGATATTCAGAGATTGAAGAGATTCGGACAGAGTTTAAGCGTATGATGTATTCTGTTGAGCTCGATCAATCTACAAAATTTGCCCGTCGAATGCTTGTCGCGTGCTGCACGGGAATAGAGTTTATGAACAAACGATTTGACCCTTTCGATGTTCAACTGGAGGGATGGTCAGAGACCATCATGGAGAACCTTGACGACTACGATGATGTGTTTGAGGAGCTGCATAACAAGTACAAGACAAAGGTGCAGATGGCTCCAGAGCTCAAGCTTGTTATGATGGTTGGAGGGTCTGCAATGATGTTCCATCTGACAAATTCAATGTTCAAGTCTGCTTTCCCGAGCATGAATCAGGTTGTAAAGCAGAATCCAGATCTTGTGAAGAATATGGTTGAGGCCATCTCCAAGACACAGGCTGGCGGTGCAAGCGGATCTGGCGGCAGACAGGAAATGAAGGGTCCTGGTATAGATCTGGGATCTCTTCTTGGAGGATTTATGGGGCCGCCTCCACCCGTAAACACACATGCTCAGATTCCAATTGTCGAAGAATCAGTAGACGGATCAATGTCTGATATAGTTTCAATCATATCTGCAGAGGGCACCACAAAAGATATTACAACGAGCGGGCCAGCAAAAAAGAGAAGAACAAAGAAAAAAGAGGTTAATATATAAATGATTGCATTTGCACCTTTCATGGATGAAGTTCAGCCCCCTCGTATTGTTCAGAGAGCACCTCCTCCAAAACATGTATGCACTGAATGCAACATGCTTGTGCTTGCATTTATAGCAGGTATATTCTTGATGGCTATTTTTGACGCCCTAAAGTAAATGTGGAGGTATCTCCTACCGTTATTACTTGTATTGCTTGTGTTGCTTTATTTCACCAGACCCCCTATAAGAGTTGGAATTGCGTCGCTTATGAAAGACCCTCACCACCTCGACACGTGGATAGACTTTCATCTGAGATCGAAAGTTTCAAAACTGTACATATACTGGGACAGTGACGAAGATGTTCCAGTGTACTCTGACTCCAGGATACACATACAAAAGGTGAATGATGATTTCCTCAAAGTTTCTGGGTTTGTAGACAATCCAGACTGGGACAATCCCCTCAGAACAAATGCCAAGCAAGACCTTGCAGTGAATGATGCACTCAAAAAGGGAGAGGTTGATTATATGTTTCATATAGACTGCGACGAGCTCCTGTACACCCCTGATCAGGATCTCTCAAGAGTTATGACGGATCACGAATCAGCAGATGTAGACACATGGAGAATTGAGAATATAGAGCTCGCACCAGATTCTGCAGATTATGAAAATTGCTTCACAGAGGGCACTAAATTCAGACGTCACGGTCGTAACTTTGTAGCATATGGTAACGGTAAAGGTTGTGGAAGGGTTGGTCATGTTGCATCACATGGACCTCACTACATGCGATCTCTACGTGAAAAGGCGGAGGGAAATCTGCCATTCGAGAGAATTCGAGTATTGCACTTCGTCAGCTGTAACCTCACAGAGTATCTAAAGAAGTATCAGCAGTATGGAAACTTCAAGGATGACAAATGGGAGTGGGCACAGTTCCATCTCAAGTCCAGAGATAACCTGACAAAGTGTTCATCAGAGGAGGATTGTAAACAAAAGGCCAGGGAAATGTTTGCGGATAGACTCGTGAAACCAGACGAGAACGACCTCATTGAAAACCCTGTACCTGTACAAGACGTTATATCTTGAATGCGCACTCCTCTTGCTGGTCTTCTGAAATTTGGTTAATTAAGAACCCCTGTGTCTTGTATATAGAACGTCTCTTGTAAAACATGGGTACCATGACTGATGCTCGGTCCACAAAATCTATAATCAGGGGATTGTGCTTTTTACCGGGAGCCTCTCTCAAAATTCTGCCAATAGCCTGCCTCACGTCCGAATGAGGAGTAGTCAAGAGTATAGTATCAAGCTTTGGTATATCAAGACCCTCATGAGCCTGACTAAAAGTGGCCACTATAATTCGAGCCTTTTCAGCCTCTTCAAGCTGTTCTCTTTTCATTCCACCCATGTACAAAGACGTCTCGTCGAGTTGACTTGCAATCCATTCACAATGAGATCTTCTATCCGAGAGCACCAATATGTTTCTAGTCTTTTCAAGGGATGTCAGTATTCCTAGTATACTCTGATTCCGTTCTTCATTCGTTGTGAGATCAGTAACAAGTTCTGGGAGAGACACCTTTCCAAACTTGTTCAATGGAACATGCAAATTTTCATGACGAACATCTACGACCCTTACCTCAACCCCTGACTGGGATTCCCTCTTGGCTACAAAATATGTTGGTCCCATGAACCAATTGAGAATGTGTCCGAGCCCATCCTTTCTGTCAGGGGTTGCAGTAAGACCAAGAGTCCACTTGGTACACATTTTGAACATTGATTGTGAAAAGACCCTCGCACCTATGTGATGAGCCTCATCAACTATGAGAAGACCAACCGATTCAAAAGTCTTTGCAGGAAAAGGTCTCTGACTCAGAGTCTGGATCATTGCAATTACAAAGTCACAGTCGAGTTCGAGACGATCCTGTTGAACTATTCCAATTGTAGAACCCGGACAAAATTGGTGTATCCTTTCTGCCCACTGATTTGCCAAAAACTCTTTGTGCACTATAATCATAGTCTTCAGACCTAATCTGGAGGCTATTGCAAGTGCACACACAGTCTTTCCAAATCCAACATCAAGACAGAGTACACCGCCAGAGGTTGTATCAAAAAACCCATCAACCGCCTTGTCTTGGAAGAGGTTCTTTTTAATCTTTCCTACAAATTTAATAGAAGCCTTTGCGGGATCTGCTCTTTTGTCGGTTGCTGGTCCTATATGTTCGATACCAAAGTGCACAGGGACAACGAGTTTCTTTTCATTCTCCTTGAACACTTTGAATGGTGCTAGTTTAAACTCCTCCATTGGTGCAATGGGTCTCACTGTGAGTTTCTTTTTTATTTCAGTGTCTCTGTCTGTGAGGTATCCCTGTGATGTAAGCATATAGTATCAAGAACCTTGTAATCTTTACCTTGCCAGATTTTTGTTTCGAGTGAAACCTGTACAATGTCCCCTACGAGAAGGGATTGCACAGGATTCAGACCGAGTACTCGACATGTGACTCTCCCATATTTGAATGGAACTTTTACAGTATGAGTCTTACCATCAATCTCAATCTCAATGTACATACGCATACCATGCATCCACGCTTTTTTTGTTATACGAGCCAGAATCATTTTATATTAAAAAGTTTGTATATTTAAGATATGTTGGTACTCATATTTATATTAAGTATGTTATCGGTAATTGTTTCGGTCGTATTTGTCTTATTGGTATTGCGTAGACGACGAAATGAAGAAGATATGATAGAATATAGAAGAAGATCTTTGGGTAATTTTGAAGATACTCCAGAAGAATTTGAAAATATGACACCAGAAGACCTTACTAATTTTATAAATAAAACACGAGACGAATATACTGCATGGGCTGGTACACAAGCAACACAGAATTCAAATGAAGAAAAAGCAGGTCAGTTGTCAAAAGACTTGCCCCTTGATAAAATTAAAATTGTTAAAGATGTCTTTATTGGTATAGCAGCAAGCCCAGATACTATACTGTTTGTTGTAAGACTCTGTTTAAAATACGTATTAGTGGGGGGTTTTGCTGAAGCCGATAAGCGGCTAAGTACTATTATTGCGAAAGAAGAACTGAAGAAGAATGTAAAAAATATCGGTAGATTGTTGGTTAAAGGTGCACCCTCTGCCGGAAAAGCTGCATCAACTGGTCTTAAATCTGGAGCCAGAGCTGCAATTTCAGCGGCTTCCAAAGCTGCGACAAGAGCCGCTTTTAGAGCTGCTTTACTCGCAGCTGGACCAGCTGGCGCTGCTGCCGAAGCAGGACTTTTTGTGATGCAAGCAACATTTGGTATGATGGATCAATTTGGTGTTGGTGGATACGAAGAACTTGTAAGTGAACGTATGTATGCTGGTATGCGAGACTATTATGACAGAGAATTAGAAGCGGAAGCGAAGCGAATAGGACTTACTTACCCTATACCATATGGACCTCTTGAAAAGCTGGACTCTGAGACATTGAAAAGTGAACATGCGGCAGAATGTGCAAAAATTATGGAGAATGAAAATCATCCTGGTACGAAAATGATACAATTAATAGTAATTACTCTTTATAGAACTCTTGGTAGAGATCCGACCGACAGCGAAATAAAAGATGCTGTATACAAAGATCCTACAGGTGTAATTACAGTGATCAACAAAGCCGCATATAATGAACTGGCTAAGAAATATAATGGCAAAATTGTGATGGTCGACAATACATATGTTAGATCATCTTATCTTACCAAAGAAGCTGCTGAATCTAGCTTTAAATGGCCTCTTTCTGACGAAAAGGAATATTATGTAGAATGGGACGACACTCAGAAAATATCGTATATTAGACCCAGTGTTATGAAAGTGGTGTCAGAGGGTCTTGGATTCGGGTGTACATACGATAAGGTTCGTAGACTTCCATATATAACTGAAAAATATTGTTTGGAAAACGGGTTATACCACGATGGCCAGGGTAAACAATGTAAATATAGGGAAGGACAAGAACTTGCAGAGATGATTTTCGGAAAAGCATTCGTACGAGGACTTTTGCAAGTTTTTGACCCTAAGATGTATAAAAGCTGCTCAGACATGGAGTGGTGCAAAGATGGCAAATGCAAAGACGATGGTGCTTATTTCTGCACAAAGAATAGTTTATCGTACAGTAGAAAACCAGAAGAATTGGAATGTCCCAAAGGATATAGTGATAATAAAGCTGGCATGTGCAATCCTGACTGTCCACCAGGATTTTATAGACTTGGTATAGAATGTCTTTCTAATGAGTCTAAAAATAAATTGCCATCCATACCAGCTACAAGGGGGTGTCCATCTGGTTATTTTAGAGATGCAGGATTGACTCGGTGTTACAATAAATGGTGTGATCTTGGCAGAGGTGAAATACACAGCCGGTGCACGCTAAAACCTAGTCCGTGCAAAAATGAGGCTGCATGCTGGATAAACCCAGAGTTTTCATGTCCGACTGGATATTCTTTCGATGGGGTAACTACGTGCAACAGAATTCGTAGACCAGTCGACACAACAGCTCCAAAATCTAAATTAGAGGTTGGAGTTTGTCCATCCGGTACAAGTAAATATGCGAAAGGAGACGCTCTGTGCTATGGATCATGCAAAATTGGGTTTGATTCATGGCCGGCGGGTCTATGTAATTCTAAAAATCCAAAGTTGCAGATAAAACCAAAAGAAAGAAAAGCTCCGTACGGAGAAACTGATTTCGAAAATTCTCCCGTCGGTAAAAGAATTCAAGCTATAAAAGACAATGTAAGAGAAGGCGACGTAGCCGGAGTAGGCGCTGGTATGGGGGCACTCTTTTTACAAGCAAACCCTATTGTAACTGGGCTCGGTCTGCATGATTTTGCCAATATGATACCTAACGTTTGAGTAACATAATCATCAATACAACGCACAGAATACAACTCGATATAATAGAAGAAATTACAAAAAATGTTCCTACAGACCCTAAGGAATCCAAAAGACCTTGAAATGGATTTGGAAAGTTGCTAAAGGGGTTAAATTTATCATTTGCTTCATCATCCATATGATTTTCAAAATTTGTATGAAGAGTGATTTTACCCTTCTTTTTCACTTCTTCTTTCAGTCTATCATCAGCCTCAAATTCACATTCTGTTTTTGAACCTCTTTTTTTTGTAATGCTATATGTATTACCATCTAAAAATGTATCCGTGCCTTCGAAAGTTATCGTATCTCCAGCTACTATACCATTAGGTTCTATAGATGGAGTATATTTGCACAATATCATGTTTCCGGTATCCTTTTGGTTGCTCAGACTCAATATATTATACTGTTTTCCATCATTTCCAGCGCCTTTCGCAGCATCTTTAATCATCTGTGCAGTGAGTATAATTGCAGTTAAAACAACCGCGGCGCCAGCAACATATTTTACTGGTTTCCATTTGTCTCCTGGGCGTGCCACATCGTACGAATCTCGAGAAGCATTTTTACCTGCTGTATCATACGGTTCACCCCCTGCATTTTTTGCGACATTCACTGATGCTGGAGGCACATTTACACGCGCAGCTTGTAATTTAGCAAGCTGTTTAGGTGTAAGATTTACATTTGTTAGAGCATCTTTTATATATGCTAAAGAGTCTGGTGCATTTCGTGCTCCTTGTATAATTTTGTCAAATCCTGCATTATCAAGAGTCCGTAAATCTCCAGTTTTAGGAATATTAGTTAATCCAACTCCGTCTAATGATAATCCAGGTACCTCGTCTAGAACACGGAGTCCAGATAACCTAGTCATTCTTTATCTGGTCAATCATTATTTTTATTCATCAGGGGCCCAGGTTCAGGCCCTGGAGCCTCCTCTCTACTCACGTATGAGTACCCAGACTTTGACCTGAGAGTCAGGAATGCAAACAGGATCAAAAGACCCCACAGCCACCACATTTAATGTTAGCACATAAAAATGATCGTCCACAGAAAAGCATACACCCGTAAAGACGGAACCAGAGTAAAGGCTTCAACTTTCAATATCAAAAACAGAGGCAAGCCTGGCAAGGGCCCTAAACTGTTCACCCTGAAAGAAGGTCGCCTGGAACGATTTGGCTACCCAGAACAGGGAAGAATTGCTCTTTCCATGGCGGTAAGATCAAATTCCGCTCTCACGGTGTTCAGAAGATTACAAGCTCTTGCAACACTGACAAAGAGGACAGATCCCAACAGATCTAGGAAGTACCTGTTAAACAGAAACTGGGTAAAGAAGACATGGATGCAATAGCATCTGAGATTTACGATACCCTTGGTCCAGGGTATACCGAGTCCATGTATCACAGAGCATTCGAGGTGGCACTCAGGGATCAAGGAATACCATACGAGACCGAGCGAATCGTGCCAGTCATGTTCAAAGGGAAGACGATTGGCAATATTCGAGCTGATCTTATTGTGAATGGGGATACAGTCATTGAACTAAAGTCACTGAGAAGACTCACTGAAGAATCAGTAACACAGTGCAAGAGGTATATGACTATTCTTGGACTGAAAAAAGGGTATGTTATGAATTTTGGAGGAGACTATCTGCAAGTGAGGGAAATTGACTCGGCGAGTCAAGTTGACTAGTCCAGGAATCCTAGCTTCTCCCCATTGTTCTTTGCGAGCCGGATGAGACCCTGTCTAACCTTCTGATTTGTTCCTATATATTTACAAAACTCAGTGACAACCTGAGAGTGTAAAGATATAGACTTTCCCTTGACCTTTGCAAACTCCCTGGGTCCTATGACTGTGCGAGTCACACGAACAATTGGTGCAAAGACTTTCATTTATTAGTAGGACCCTTCTTTTTTCTAAGTGCTGGTCTTTTGTATGCCCCTGTTGGAGCAGGTGGTATCTTTCCAAGTGTACGAATCTTCTTTGCAGTAGCAGCCTCTTTCTTTTCCGCCTTTTTAATATTCTTTACGAGTCTCCTGCCCGTTTTCTTGTATCTGGGCATGTAATACGCAAGATTACTCTTTCTGTTGGTGACGAATGTGATGTCGTCTGGCTGTACCGAAAGTTTCTGCACATCAAACTTGTACCTCCCAACAACCTGCAATTTCTCTCTCATAGCCTTTGCACAGATGGTCACCTGATCCTGATCCCAATAAGCCCTGTATCCATCTATTCTCGGCTGAGTTTCACATATCTTCTCTATCAACTTTATGTCATCAAGACCGAATGCTTTTATTTTGAGTCCGAGTGAGTTTGCATATTCAATCTGTTCTTTAGATGTGTCAAAGTTTAACAGAACGAGTGGTTTTTTTACGCGAAGTTTTGTGAGTTCAACGTACCTGTCGGGATAGTACCCAGTAATTTCTATTCCGTGTAGCAGAGCCTGAGAAATCTGTGGGCTCGTGAACAGGTAGTCTGGGCTCTTCATGACGTTTCTGTACTCTGATTGAGTTTGGTATCTAGCGTGCCACAATATCATTTGTCATATGGTTGGAATATATTCCCATCTGAGTTCTGAGGCGATCTTCTTCCATATCTGGTCCTGACGCCACAGTTTGTCCTTTGACTTGAGGAGAGGAAAGCACTTGAGGTAGTCATCCTCTCCGAGCAGTTCACAAAATTTGTAGAGGACGTACGAGTAACTCAAAAAATTCTTGCGGTCCTTTGGGCAGTTATTCTCGAATGGCTTTTGAATTTGTAAAAACATGAGGCGCAATTTTTCTTCGAGTTCAAGAGGCATTGTCGGAGGCTGGACACCGCAGAGAATAGTTGTAATATATGGTGTATGCTCGTAATACTTGTTGAATCCGAGTTTTTTGAGGAGTTCTCTGACCCGCTTATGAGTAAGATCATCTGGAGCTTTGAGTCGTTGCTTTGTCATTTCAATCTTGAGTTTGTCTATGATGGACGCAGGAACAGATGTTCTTTCTTTCGCCTGAAATTGAGCAATCCATTCGTTAAAGTGATTCTCCCTCTTGTATGAGTAATTAGTAACATTGGTTTCCTGTTCTTCTTTGAATCCCATGTATGATCCGAGTACATACTCTGAAGATGCACAATCGAGACAGATTGATTCGCTGAGATCCTCTTCGAATCTTATGTTCGACGACCCACAATTGTAACACCCGAACGAATGTGTCTGTACGGGCTCAGTTTCTGCTTGGTGACCCTCAACCTCAACAAGATATCGTTTAAAAAGATCACCCCTCTTATTTGCAGAGGTCTCGAGGTCTTGCAGAACAGGTATGCAGTCAAGAAGGTACTCGTGAAATTCTGATTGGTCACCACAAGAAAGTTCTCTAAGCCTAGAGTTGAAGCGAGCTTCCATTCTAAATGATTATAAGGACCATTCTCTTTAGTTTGATAGACCTTTTGATCCGTATCAGGCCTAAAGACGGTACTGTTGTACACCGGCTCAAGAATGTAGAAGGAACACACAAATGGGTTCCGGCTGGTCAATCTTATGTTCCGGATATTCATACTGAAACCTGGTACACATTCGGAGGAAAAGTATATCGTACACGAATATGGCCTGCAAAACAGACGGGATTTGTGATCCCATGGGTCCGGTCAGAACCTGAAGTGCCCTGGTTCCACGAGTACGCTGGTCCAAAGAGAGATTTTCATGGCGGTCCGGTGGTGGTACCTTCAAAGATTCGGAGGTTTCCATACCCATATATAGAATTCACAGGGAAAGGATTTAGGTTCACAATAGGAATCGGATATCTGTTTCAATACGATCCGGAACAAAAAATTATAAATCTTCTAGGACTGAGCAGTCCCAATAATGGTCTCAAACCCCAAATATTTCCCTGAGCGTCTCGACCGATTCTTCATTCCCCTTGAATGGGAGAGAGATGCACTCTTTGAATCCGTAGTAGACCTCTATGGTTGTACCATATATACGGATTGCATAGATGGAACTTATGCGAACAGATAGAACAGACCCGTACGACACAAATTTTATGGTACTCATTCTTAACATATCTTGAGAATTAAGTATTTATCCATACAATGGAGACGTGCAAGCAGTGTAAGTTTTACAAACCTGGTCTATTCACAAAGCCAACATGCACAAGAATACCAAATATAGCCCTTAGAAGTGCAAAGGTTTCGTATTTCGAGATACCTGCAGCATTCAAGATTTGCAAAGGGTACTTTTTTGAGCACAAGGATTCAGACTTGTACAAGACGAAGGATGATTCTCTGTCTGGTGAATCATTTTTTTCTGAGGACACTATAAATGAGAAACACACGCCTTGAAAAGAGACTGAACGGGTCCAACTGGGCATACACTGGAAGCCTTGCTATGAAGATTCACGCCAACAGGCTCGGTATCAACTTTCCTGAGAACCGCGTCATAGGAAATATAAATATAGCAGCAAAAGAGCCTCTGTTGCTTGTTCCAAGTATAGCTCAGAATGGGTGGTATCTTTTGAATGCACCAGAGCGCAAGAGGACCAAGTTCGGACATCCGAACGGCAGAACACTTGATCTCTTTCCTGCAAATGGAAGACTTGCTCCAAATTTCTCTCATGTAAAAAAGTACAAAGGATACCCGCCTGTCATGAATCTAAAGTCACTCTTGAACCAGAAGAGGCTTGCAAACAATAACAGTGCAAAACTCGTCATTAATACAAAATTTTTAGAATTCCTTATGAAGCACAATAGTCCACGCAAGGCTTCACCTGTAAAGAAAAGACGAAACATAAATATGAAACCCAAAAGACTATTTTAACATTCATAGTCACGAAGAGCAAGCTCAGAGTATGGTTTGCTTGGAGGCTGCTTCTTTCGCATGTTTACAATTCGAACAGCTCTCGCATACTCTTCAACCTGATCCCATGCGACTTTACATTCAGTCGCATTATTGGGGATTTTGCATATAACGCGTGCAACTGCAATTTTCTGTGCAAGAATGTGCTCCATTATTAAATATGTATTTCTATATTTTTAAGCGATTACACTCGTCTATGACCGAGAGCCTAAGAAAAGATTCGCGTAACTTGCGCCCGAATACTCTACCCAGTCATTGACGGTAAAATTATCAAAATCGTAAGGAAGTTCGTATCCTTTCCACTCGTTCGGATGATCTACAGAGTCGATGGTGCTCATCATAATACGAACAAACTCATCTGGTGTGTGTACACCGCCCGGCTTAGCACCTATTCCGGTGTAGTAAATCATCATAATATATTATTAAAACCTTCCTCTTTAAAAATGGCTAGGAATTGTAAACCTTGAGAATTTTTTCCAAATACAAAATTGAATCCATATGTTCTTCTTGTGCGTGTTTAATCCAATCAGAAATATTTAAATCGGTTCTATCCAAATCTGTTCCATATTTTTCTTTTCCCATCTTAGCTCTCTGCTCAAATTTGTTTATCACCGAAGTAACAATAGAATCCATTTAATAATTAAAAGACCTTTTTCTTTAAAGTTTTTCGATTCTGGTGGGGAAAAGGCTATCCAATTGATCCACAGAACCTATACCTCTAAAAGGTTCTGGCTGACACCGGCGGGCTATTTTAAAAAAAAGTTTGATAAAATTAAATGACATCTCCTCAGGTCGGATTTAAACAGATACTCGCGGCAAAACGCGTTGTTCGTAGATCTATGGCGAAACGCGCTGCCCGTAAATATACCCATGTATGGGATCAGGTAATAAAAGAAGCGATGGGCGTGGTTCCAAAAACAAATCAGATCCCACCTAATTTTAAAGGAACTCAGAATGAAAAATTCAGACGTGCTCTTTTATATAAGAACAGACTTGTGAATTATGCATTGAAACACCCAAGAAGTTACTATGGTCCATTGTACAGAGGTATAAGAGGCTGGGAACTGAATAAATACCTAAAAGGTGAGATAATAAATAAAAATACATTAACCTCATTTTCAAAACGGAAAAACGTAGCTAAAAGTTTTGCAGTTAAAACAAAAAATACTAATAAAAAAGTTATACTCGTATTGAAACCAAATAAACGTATACCATCTATAAATTTTACAACTGGTAAATTTCAATCAGAATATGCACCGGGTGGTAGTAAATTTACCAACGGCGATCTTAACGAACGAGAGGTGTTGTTACCACCTGGTAGATTTACGGTTAAAAACGCACGACGCGCCAAAAATGTCATAGAAGTATTTGTATCGTTCAATGCGCGTAATTACGTTCCTCCAAAACCAAAACCACCAAAATTCAACTTTCCAAAAAATCTTTAAATTTATCGCTTAGAATGATATCCGATTATGTTTTTTCTTAATTTTGTTGTATTACGCGTGAAAAAGTTTCGATTCTGGTGGGGATCGAACCCACAACCTCTCGCTTAGAAGGCGAGTGCTCTATCCGATTGAGCCACAGAACCTATTAAAAAGGAAATTTTTCAGTATAGTAAGAATGCCCCGTCTTGACAAGGACATTTTTGATAATCTTACAAACATCACAGCATACCCAACAACAGATGGTAAATTTACAGTATTCCAATATTGTTGGATTGATGAGAGGGATATCTTCTATGTCCCACGAGAGCGTATAATTCACCAGTACAAGTACCCTCTGAAGACCGGCGCAGATGGTGCTTGTGGTACTTTAGACCCGGATATGGAAGAGGAGTTTGATGTAGTTGTCATAACAGACATAAAATGGGATTCTGCACAAATGAAACCTGTCCGTGAAGCAAGTGCCTGGCGAGCGAAAAGAGAAGAAGACGTAGAAGCAGGGAAATTTTAATCTCATGCGAATGGACATTTGGAGAAATGCAATTAAATATTTTCTACTTACATTTTTTTAGACCAATTTTACACAATACTTTATTAATTTGTGTGATTTCATCGAATGTAAAAGGAGGTGCTCCTCCAAAACTTTTCAACCAAGTATCAATAAATTTGTTTTTTTCCAGAATTATATCATTATTATATTTCCAACTAGTCATTTCATCTCCAAATATATCAGGCCACCCTTTTCCTACGTTTATACCTAATCTCACTGATTTATACCATGACTCTGGTACTTCATGTGAAAACTTGTACAATATACCACCTTCAGCAATACGTTCAGGTTCAAATTTTGTCGTACATGTATCAAGTGTTTCACATAGTTCAATGAAATCGTTTTTTGTTATGTCTTTTGTAGAAAAATATGTAAACCCTTCTCCGTAAGTTGCAGGGAATATTGGAGAGTTAGGAACATGATATCGTATATCAGGTTTTAATTCAGTAAATTCATCGATACTATCTATTATAGTATCGATTTCCCTTTTCATATCTTTCACATTACCTTGAAACCATTCGGTACCTTTCATAAGATTGAAACATAGCACGAAAACATCCTTGATATTTTTTTCAATCGAATTGAGCATATACTCATTTACTTTCCAAGTATTGTAAACTACGGTTCCCTTAGAGTATGCCCGAAAACGTTTTAATTTCCTAGTATCTCCACCTGTCTGTACAGTTCTACCAATTTTATATATATTTGTACCTATATATTCCCCGTCTTGTAAGAGATATATATAAGCCATTAAATATATTATATTCTATTATTTTAAATGCTTCTTCTATGTGAAAAACTCTGTGATTTTTACACTTTTGTATTTGAATAATCATATGTATAAACCCGAGATACATATGATTATTAAGGAAACGCCGGGGATCGAACCCGAACTGCAGGCTTAGAAGGCCTGAGTGCTATCCATTACACTACGAATCCTGTTAGAGAGGACTTCTCTAAAAGGATCCGCATCAAAAGCCGAGGCTTTGTTTGACACCGGCGGGATTTGAACCCGCGCGTGAATAACACAGAAGATCTTAAGTCTTCCTCCTTGGACCAAACTCGGACACAGTGTCTTGTTCCCGGCGGGGTTCGAACCCGCGACCTTCGGCTCATAAGACCAACGCTCTAACCAACTGAGCTACGGGAACTGATTGAAATCTTTTACCCAAAGATCTCATGAAGGGCAGTGGATGGCTAATCCTCTGAATCTTCGCTAAGAGATTCGAACTCTTGACCTGTGGATCTACAGTCCAATGCTCTACCAACTGAGCTAAGCGAAGATGGTGAAGTCAAGAGACTTCGCGCTCGCGACAGGGATCGAACCTGTGACCTCACGGTGATCTGGACAAAGGCATGCCTTTGGACTAACAGCCGTGCGCTCTAACCGACTGAGCTACGCGAGCTTCTGGGGTGATGGTGCTACCCAATATTATAATGTTGTAAGTCTTTAGGTATGTCAAGCACGAAGAGAGAGGTGATGATGACTTCAGACGAATTGTATGTGTCACTCGCACACGGCGGTTACGAAACGAGTAATGTGCGCCCTTATGTCATTCCAGACAATTTATATGTTGTGTACGTTTCAAAGGCGTCAAGATATCTTGCACAGACAGTCATAGACTCTGATTTCTATCGGTACTTTGGAAGTGTACCATTGGTTAAGAATTCTATACGAGATGCTCGGTCATGGAAGCCATCTGTACTTGATGGTATGTTCCAGAGGGTATATGGTCCAGGGGATGTAATAGCAAATATATTGTTACAATACAGGGATCCAGAATGGCCAGGAATGGGCATACATAGACTTCCTATCCAACCAAACCAATTGAGGGTGATCCCAGGAGATTTCCACAACAGGACTATGCACATATCAGATGTACTATCATCTACAACGTATCCAACTCCGACTATAGTGTTTTTTGTAAATTGCAGAGCAACTACAAACACACCATCCAACTACATGAGACAGAACATAAACTACAATTTCGGTGGAGGAACTCTGGAAAATAAGCTCATACTTCAAAATATCATTTCAAGTCGGATGAACAAGAGGCGCAGAGGAAACAATGTGAACTTTATGAACATAAACATGAACGCAATGAACGTGAATAGACGCCGTATACGAAGAATACGAAACAGGATGAATATAAACTAGTCTACATTCGGGGCTAGATAAAATTTCAAATCCCCAAGGTTGGCCACGCAGTACCTCAATATAATTGGCATGTCCTGCCCTTGAAATATCTCGAGGCTCTGTGACATGTTCGTAGCCTTTGTAAACATGTTGATGTACTTTAATGAAAATACATTCACAATGTCCCCATCAAACTCTTGGACACTTATGATTGTCTTTTGGTTTGCAAAGTCACCGTCGCAATACAGTTCGAAATCTGAACCATGTCTGTGAACCGTAACATACTGTGACAGTTGACCCATGTCCCTGCAGATTTTTTGAAATTCTGCCGATTGAACAATAGTCACGTTATCAAGCTCTATGTCTGGCACATCAAGACCTTCATCGTTTATGTCGAGTAATTTAAGTTCGTGTATTGTAGTCATCTTCTTCGAGTCATTGTGTACAGTCACCTTGATATTTTCATTATCTGTGAGATCCATCACCATAATGTCAGCCCCTGTGATGGATTTCAGAATCTTGTATGTATTGCTTATGTTGACTCCGGCCACTATCCGTTTGGCACAGGAGTACTCTTCAAAGTTTTTCCCCTCCAAAAATACATTTACGAGTGCAACCCTCGCAGAATCGAGTGCAAGTATTCGTATTCCGTCTGGTTGAAATATCATATTCACATCGTTGAGTATATCTTTGAGAACCTCAAAGATGCTCTTTATTGCACTCGCCTGTATAGTTTTGAAGTGCATTTATTAGAATAGACTATTTCTGTTTAACCTCTGCATATGCATCCTGAACACTCCTTGAGATTTTAGCCTCTAGATCGGGTGTCATGTTTGGTTTGAGGGATTTACCATATTCGTCAAACAGAAACATATCATCTGAGTCATCTGTAAAGTCAAGATTGGACATTCTGCATCGTGGTCCTGAGCACTCCACCTCTGGTGGTGGTATCATCTGCTGCAGGTATCCCTTGATGTCACCTCCTATGATGATATTACCCTGAGACGTTACAATTGATGGAACCCTTGTCACACCTTTGGGGATCCCCTTTCTGATGTCATGGAACCCTACTATTCTACCAAGCACTGGTGTATCATTGATATATTGTATGACATCAGCACAAAATTTACAGTTTTCAGAGTAGACGAGAGTCGCCATTATCGGTTTCAGCGAAAAAAAGAAACCTAATATAAATGTGGTGGATACTAATTTTACTTCTACTCGTGTTTGTGTTTCTCACGGTTTTTGAGAAAAAGTCGACTCAAAAAAGAGGGTACTCTGATGAATCTGTGGATGGTATCCTGATTCAGAAGGTGCTCCTCGCCACAAAGAAACAGTTACCACCTGGGTACGAGCCCATAGATACGGTATATGTTAACAGATCCTCTGATGGTACAGTCAGTGCCAGATTTCTGTTCCTGAATCTTGGAAAATACAGTGGAACACAGTACGATGTAACTGCAAACATGAATGCTGACGGTACAGTCACAATTCAATCCATCGACACAAGCGTACCAAGTGAACTCGAAGCAGCCTACAAACCATTCCTGCCGGATCAGGCGTTTGCGCAATACCAACCCATAAAATCAAGTGACTTTAAGTAGGATGTTCTCGGTGAAGGATATCAGTATCATGAAACAGCAGAAACTCAATGTAAAAAAGGAGACGTTCAGGGTGATACTGAAGCAGTTTACTCTGAAGATTAAGAATATTGTTCAGCGTGGTGGATCAGATGCCATTTTGAAATTGCCAAATTTTGTAATCGGTTACCCACCATTTGATAGTGCATATGCTACAAAGTACATTGCGAGACAGCTCACACGACTGGGATACAATGTGAGTGTTCCTATGATTGGTACCCTGTATGTAACATGGACTACTCAAAAGGTGAAGACCCCCATGTGGAACTCTGACCCTCAAGAAGACCTGAGTTCGTTACTTTATTTAAAAGACGCTGCGAAGAAGATTAGGCAAAAAAAGTAATTACACAGAGTAGATGGAGGTTCTTGTGGAAGCCAAACGCGAGTACACTGATCAGCTGTGCGAATACGTTCTACCTGTAGTCATTCAGACACTTGCAAAGATTTATCAAGATGCTCAAGAGATAAACCCCGGTGACACAATGAAGCAATTCCAAATCCTGTTGCAGGAGGTGAAGCACTGGAACCAGACACTCGTGAAGGAGCACACTGATGTTGCAATGAAAACCTGTCCTTGTTTCACTGAGCTTCTTGCTGCCGTCATGGTTGCAAATGTCAAAATTCTGTCATCAGTAAGACTAGTGTCGGAACAGAAGAAGATTTCTATTCGGATGCCAAGCAATGAACTCTTTGTGCATTCATGCTACATCAACTGTGCAAGAAACGTGTACTACGATCCAGTAGTATTCAAGTCGAATGCGAGTGATGCAGAGAAAGAATTCCTTCTGAAAGCACGTCTCAAGCCTTGTATCGAGATTACCATAAAGGAGCTTGTACCTATTCAGCAGATCCTGACCACCTATATAGGTTCTCAGAACGAGCCAACCATGGATATAGGAAATACAGAAGAGGATGCACTCGATCCTGACGTGGAGGAGGATACACCAGAGGTACCTCCAGAGGCTCCAGTTGAAGAGTCTTTTTTTGACGAGGAAAAAACATCAGATGAGAGTAAATGGATAAACTCCGGGAACCAGCCTATGCCGCAGCAGCAGCAGCCATCATTACAGTCGTCTACATCTGGGGAAAATCCAGGATCAACGGAGATGATGACAGCACCACAAATTCCTCCTTCATCAAGCCAGCCTTCCTCAACGCAGTAATGGTATATTTTATAGTGCAACTTGGTTCATCTACGGGGGGGCAGATGAGCACCGAACCTTTTTGAAGACCAATTAGTAAATGGAGGCACTGAAAGACGGTCTCGACTTTGGGAATGACAATGAAAAGTCATTTCTGTCAATCGGAATACGATCTTTTGCTCTTTTGATACCTGGCATGATACTCGGTCATCTCATGGATAAGTATATTAATAAATTGAAGCAAGCGGACAAAGGAGGTCACGTAATAAAATATGTACTTTTACAGTCGATTGCAAACATAGCAATTATAACAATTCTTCACAAGCTTCATCACCGATATACGTCAGAGTTTCAGAGAACACTGCCAGGTCTTTACTTCAGCGGTCTATTTTTCGGACTACAGGTTAACTATATCAGGAATATCCAGGAATTGCTAGGTGGCAACTCTTAATCGCTGCAGGTCCCGTATGTCAACTTCTTTTTATACTGGGAATTACAGTCTTTCTGAATAATTCCAGAAATGACAGACAGAACAGATGACGCAATGAGAATGAGGGCAAGTTTCTCCTTGAGGCCGAAGATTATGTAAATCATAACAGCGCAAAAGATGGGGGTGATGATATTCACAAGGCAGGGCATGTCTAGAGATTACAGAGATTATATTCACAGGAGCCATGGCAACCATTGCAACCTTCAATGAGATGATGGAGCAGTTTCTGACAGAGCTTATTCAGACTTTTCCAGATGAAAAGGCGATTAAAAAGTATTTTGTGGCATTTGATATGGCTCGCAAATCAAATGCACGCATGTGTATGCAGGAGTTTATGAATTCTATTGGTCCGTATTCTCAGCAGATTATGGCTCGTGATGAGAGCTTCTTCATTGAGCACAACGATGAGATTCCATTTGTAAATGAGCTCAACCTGAAGACGCACTGGAATGAGGATCTCTCTGAGAATACAAAGAATGCCATCTGGCAGTACCTTCAGACTCTGTACCTGATGGGTATGACTATTAGCTCTCTGCCAGAGGAGACGCTTACTATGATTGAGACTGTTGCTAAGCAGTGTGCAATGAACCTCGGCGAGGGTGGTCTCAATGAACAGGCTCTCCTCTCTGGAATGTCAGGCTTGATGAGTACACTTGGTGCAGTAGCCTCTACCAAAAAATCAAAGAGAAGTATAAATGGACCGGGTCTGGTTTGAAGATCCTTCTCAGTTGATCAAGTCTGATTCAGTGATGAAATTTTGGCCGACTGGATCTCAGACGAGCGCAGAGCGTGTAAATTCTACAACTCGATTTGTTGTCTATGCTACGTGTATTCTGTACCTGCTAAACCGTGATCTCAGAGTATTTCTGCTTGCAGGTATACTTTTGGCCGTCTTGTACATTATGTGGATTTCAAACATGGTACCCAATGACTTTAGATCACCTACAGGGCCTGGTAAGTGTCTCGATCCTACTTTAGATAACCCTATGCAGAATATTCTGCCAGGAGATCCAGATGGTCGTCCAGGGCCGTGTTGGTACCCTGACGTGAAATCCAAAGTGGATGCTCAGTTTGACCAAATCTTTCCACATTATCAGAAACGTTCAGCCCAGCGTAATTGGTACAGTGCTCCAGTGAATGATCTTGAGCCATTTAAAGAGGCTCTGAATCCTGATCTGTACGAGCCCACCTGCAGAGACTCGCAGAGAGCATGCAGTGATTTCAGAAATCCAGAGTGGGCACAGATGAGAACGTTTGGCTAAATTCTCTGCTGTAATTAACTATGAATCACGCTTCAGTCGAGATGCTTGTTATGGGTGATGATGCACTGAGACCACAAGATACAACTGCATTCAAGAAGAATTGGCAGCAGTACACATTCGACTTTCCCAATAGTCATATTAGTGCACCACCTCCAATGTTTTCCAATGAGGTTTTCCCAGTCAGCACACGAGCTGATATTGAGAACCAACTCTTCAGTCAGAGGTACGGAGTTTCTTTTTCAGGCTAAATGTAAATGGATCCACTGTCCCTGCTTGCAATTGTAGGTCTTGCATTTGCAGGAAAAAAGTTTAGTGATGAACCGTCAGATACGGTAGAGGTTTCACCAGCCCCCCGTGTAATTATGAATGATTCTGTGAATCGGGTTGTGAATGGATATACAGGAACGTATCAGAAATCAGACCCAATCGCCGGAGTTTTAAAACCAGGAAAGGAAATTCAGGGAAACTTTGGTGAGATTTCAACAGATGGTACCAAGCCAGTGTTTGGACAGCCAGTATACGACCTGTACAATAGGCAGACTATAAGCAGCAAAATGAACAATCTTGCACCAGATGAGAAGCAGCTGGTTGGGCCTGGTCTCGGCGTAGGTGCAAATGTAGCTTCCTTCGGAGGGTACCAGCAGATGTTCAGGGTTCTGCCAACAAATACGAATGTGCAGAGACTCACTCAGTTACCTGGTAAGGCTGGTGGACCTGCCCGCCTCGTAAAGAACGGTCCGGACAATCTCGAAAAGACTGTTCTTACTCAGGATAGGCCAAACAGAGTAATCACGTGGGAGCCTGCACAGGGCAGGGCTGTTGTTACAGGGCAGGAGTCTGCAGCTGCTCAGTATGTCAAGGGATCCCAACAGACCCTGAAGGACCAGCTGGTTGTAAGATCAGACAATGATGGACTTGGAAATCCTCAGTACACTGGGTTCGGCGCTGGTCATGTGATTGCACCCAAGGATCTCAGATCTGTTCAGAGGACATCTGGTCCAGATATAGTCGGAGGTGCAGGAAGAATGAATGTAAGAGCCGGTCCAGATGCAGCACTTGGGGGTGTCACAAAGCAGAGGGCTCCTCCACAGTCAGAGTACATAAATCACGCAAATGGCGTATTTACACAAAAATATATAGTTCCGGAGTACACAAATTTCAATCCATTTAAAGAGACTGTAACTCCCAACCAAGATTTGAATCTTGCAAAAACACAGCTTCAATCAAATCCATTTAATCATCCGCTCTCTGCTTAAAATGATTTTCTCGCAAATCAGTAAATGTCAGGTGGTCTTGTACAACTTGTGGCCCTTGGAGCTCAGGACGCGTACCTTACTGGTGACCCGAAGGTTTCCTTCTTCCGGTCAAACTATCAGAGACACACGCACTTTTCAGGCGTGACTGATAGACAGCTTATTCAAGGTGTCCCGACTGCAGGCGGTATTTCCACCATTCGATTCGAGAGAAAGGGTGATCTTCTGAGCTATGTATACCTGAATGCACTTGGTTCGACTGGCGCCGTTCAGAAGATTGCATGGAAGACAATAATAGACAAGGTTGAGCTGCTTATTGGCGGACAGGTGGTTGATACACAGGATTTTGCATTCATGGATAAGATTGACCCTGTTCTCCTGTCAAGCTCCTGGTCAAAGAGATACAATGGTGACAACCTGGAGACTTATTTCTTCCCACTCAAATTCTTCTTCTGCAAGGATTGGCAGAATGCACTCCCGCTGGTAGCCCTGCAGTACCACGATGTAGAGATTCGTATTACATGGAGCAAAGATCTTCGCACAGAAGACGCTGTCGGCTCGGTTCCACTGGTAAAAGGAACTGCACTGCAGTACCAGGCGTATGCCAGATACATCTTCCTTGACAAGGCGGAGAGAGAGTACTTTTCCAAGTCCAACATGGACATTATCATCGAGCAGGTTCAGCGTGTGCTTCTGCCCCCAGCTGGTCAGGACAAGGCGGAGATTGTTCTCAGTCACCCAGTCAAGTTCATCGCAGCATCCAATGTTATTCAGACCAACTTTTCAAATGTATCAGTGAAGCAGCAGATTAACGGTGTTGACGTGGCTGACTTCAGACCACTTCCACTGTACGTCGATCCTATCCAGTATTACCACACCTCATACGGGTACATTGGTTCAGGATCAGGATTCGACACCAACCAGTCAAACGTTATGATTGTTCCATTCTGTCTGGATACATGCAAACTGCAGCCAACTGGTACTATGAACTTTTCACGAATTGACTCTTACCGTCTGCTGGTAAGTGGTCTGCTTGACACTGGTGTGAGCGCAACATGGGACAAGGTTATCGACTCTGACTTTTCCAGCTACTTCTACGCAGTAAACTACAACATCCTAAGAATTCAAAATGGCATGGGATCTCTTTTGTATGCCAATTAAAAATGGTTCCGCAATGGGTATGGCTTGGTTTTCTTGCAGCATTTATATTCCTCATCACTGCGAGGCCAGGAGCGCTCACTAAAATATAGTAAATAGTAAGGATAATGGATCGCCACAAGGCTATAGCAATTGTAACCTCAGGCTCTCAATTTTTAATTGTAAAGGATCGAAGGTTCAACGAATGGACGTTCGTGACTGGCGGATGCAGAAAACGTGAAGTTATAAATCCTCTGAGGTGTGCAGTCAGGGAACTTGAGGAGGAGACAAGGGGTATAGTGAACATAACTCATGGTACATATTCATACTTCAACTTTGTAACTGATCAGGGCTTGGTATATCATGTATACATCATAGATGCAACATTTGATAGGGATCAGATGGATGCAATAATAAAAAATTTTGACGAAGAACGCCACAAGATGGACACAAATCAGACTGAATTTAGAAAGCCCTACGACGAAAACACGCATCTCGATTTCGACACCCTCGAAGGGATCAAACAGAGAAATGTTTGGCCTTTGATAGGAAATCACGTCTTGGACAACCCTGAATTCTACAGGGCCCTCCAAGCAAATAGACAGACATTCTCGTTGGTGAGATACTAAACAGGTTATTATTTTCTATGTTAAGATACAATGAAGAACAAGGCGTACTTTATCAAAAATCTGGCCAGAATAAAAGGTTTACCAGAGGATGATCCTTGGATAACATCTTTTCACGATCGTCAGATTCTTGATATCCTTATTGCAATAAAAGAGGCGAGAGAGCCTCAAAAACCCATCGTCTCTTACGAATCAGATGACCTGTGGGACCGTGTTACAAACGGAACAATCTAGAAATATATACGCAGTATATAGTAATGGGAAAAGTCACGCACGTGGTCATGACAGGTGGTACTCTCGAGATTTCTGATGAAAAGGAATTCCATGGGAGGTATATTCAGAGAATACTCACGGGATCAAGGCAACATATAGTAGAATTGAAGACGGAGAAGTTCAAGTTTTACATTGATTTTGACCTGAAACTCGATGAAAAATTGTCGGATGAAGAGGCGGTACAACTTTTCAGAGGGTGGGAATCAGTTGTGCAGGGACCAGTATACGTTGCAAAAGCCCCCGTGAGAATCGTAGAAGGAAAGTGGAAATGTGGGTTTCATCTGATATGGCCAGACAGAGTAGTGACAAAACAGACATATACAAAGCTCCGAAATAGTATAGTCATCAAGTCTCCAGAATACTCTGATTTTATAGACTCTCCTTCAAGTGGTCTTCGAATGTTATGGTCACATAAGCATCCGGTGGGTAAACCATATGCACCATTTATACGTATACACAATGGATCAGTGTCGCATCTCGATACATCCCCAAATACTCAGATGCTCGAAAAATTCACTATACGTTCTGCAGAGTGTGAAACCGCAACTGTATCATCGTCTACTGATTTACTCGAGCAGTTTATCCGTAAAAATATAAAGGGGCAAGGTGCTTGCAACGTAAAAAAGCTCGTCTCTCACAAGCAGGGTACAATCGTACAAACAGATTCTTCATACTGTGAAAACTTGGGAGATGTTCACAGATCGAACCACATATGGTTTATGATTAAGAACAACCTCATATCACAGAGATGTCACTGTAAATGTGACGTCACACGAAAGTCTGGTAAAAAATGCAAAGACTTTGTTGGAAAGTCACACATACTTCCCCCGAGTATTCTTGAAGAACTTGATCCGGTCAGTGTGGATGATCAGGACGAAACTAATATTCTTGCCATGTTCTAAATGCCTATTCAGTCTCAGACAAAAGGTTCTGGAATGATGTACATTGTGATTGCATTCATCCTGATATCATCTGCTCTCGGAGGAGCCTACTGGTACTTTGTCATGAATAAACCAAATGCTACACTCTCAGTGAGTCCCAAGGAAAACGAGGTGGCGATTACACTATCAGAGTATGACAAGCCAGCGTATATAATAATAAAGAGCGGTACAACTATTACACACGGAACGTACGTTTCAGGGAAGCAAGCAACCATCTCAGGGCTCTCAAAGGATACCGAATATACAGTGTATGTAATGTCAGAAAACTTTGAGAATTTACTGGCAGAAACGAAATTCAAAACGTCAGGTACGACTGTCAAGTCACCAGACGGCCCCAGTGGTCCCAGTGGACCAAGTGGACCAAGTGGACCAAGTGGTCCCAGTGGTCCCAGTGGCCCCAGTCAGGCAATCAGTCCCAGTCAGGCAATCAGTCCCAGTCAGGCAATCAGTCCCAGTCAGGCCCCTGGACCGAGCCGGGTCCCCGGTCCCCAGTAATTTCTATGTAAATTAAAGGATGTTTCTGGCTGTTTTGGCGATGATACTCATTTTCTTATGGTTTGGGATGAAAAAACAATCGAAACCCATTTCCTTCGAAGATCTTAGATCAAAAGTGCACAAATACTCCGGATTGGATCCAGAGTCGTACGGAATGTTTGACGAAAACATGACAATGTTCGAGCAGACGAAACACTCAGGATATCTATATACTGCAGTGGAGTATGTTCGCAGAATAGGTCTTTCAATAATCAATTCTGATGATGGCCACATTACAGCAGAGTTGAATACCGTTGCAGATGAGATTGGTTATCGAGGAGAATTCTTGATAAACAAGCCTCACAAATACTTAAACAATAAACTTGACTATTCAATAGAAGATGTCGACTTATACGACCCGTTCTGGGCGCGCCGTGAAGCAGCCAGAGAGATACGAACCAACCGAAGAGGTTGAAGACGACTATTCTGACCATGAAGACCTGCATGAATCAGATGTATCGTCTGAGATTTCATATGACGAAGAATCAGAGGACGATGACGATGAAGGATCGATAAAAGACTTCATAGCTGACGAAGACGAGACTACGGACTCAGACGACGAATAACATCCAAATCATAACTTTCAACATCCCCTGAGTCCCCAGGAGGACCAGTTGTATTTATGGGTGTCGTGAAATCAATCATCAGATTTGAAATGGTGTCGTTTGTCAAGAGTCGTTTGTAGACGTCGGATGCAAGGTAGTACTCTTGTTCCTCAGGCGGATTCCGAATCTTTAAAATGAAATATATAAGTGCAACCGCGACACATATTACGATTACTCCGAGTAACATTCTATTGTGTGTCGATGTTTTTTCCCTTTGCCTGCTCAAAGATGGCATCCTTCCGCTTCTTCTCATCTGATGCGACCCGCTCATTCACCATCTCGATAATCTCCTCAATTGGCTTGTCTGGGAATTGCACCTTGAAATCCTCGAGCAGGTCTGCTGGGTGAGCCTGTGGTGGTACATCTGGCTTTGAGTAGTACTTTGAATTCTCGTCCCCTGGCTCGATGAATGGCATACTACTTCCCTCGAGAGGCTTTGAAACCAACTCCTGCTTTCTCTTCTCGAACATTGCAGCAGCCGAACGCTGAGACTCTTTGTACTTTGACATAATCTCCTCAAGTTTCTCCTCTTGGTAATGTACATCCTCGATCATGTTACGATCTGGAGGAATTAGTAGCCACTGGTACATATCAACTACATAAATGTCAAATTTCCCGTCAATCTTCTGAAGATCCTTTGCGTGCTTTGCTGCATCGTCCTTCGTAGCAAACGTTCCATAAATTTTAAGCCCGAAATTATCGTGCTTCTGAGGGCTCTCGGGTCCAACAACTGAAATAAGGGCATAATTCTGTCCTGGTACAGCCGCCATTTCAGACCTATAGAATAGAGACGCCTATCTTTTAGGTCTGATGATGAATCTGAGGAGAAGTCATAATATGATGAAGATGGAGTTTTTACAATCTCTCTTCCTTGTTCCTGGTGCGAGGATTCTTGACGTTGGATGTGGGTTTGGTGGAGACTTTCACAAATGGAGCCGTCTGAGATTCAATTTCATAGGTGTAGACCCTTTGCAGACTTCTCTCGATGAAGCGCGTAGAAGATTCCCATGGGCATCTCTGATTCATGGAACAATAGAAGACGTCCCTAAGGATCTGAAGTTCGAATGCGTTTGTTTCAACTTTTCCCTCCAATATTGCAAACCGAGAATGAAGGAGACCCTCGAGGCTGCTCATTCCCTGCTTGTTCAGGATGGAATATTAGTAGGCGTAGTTCCAGATGGAGATCTGATCACACCAGACTCTGAATTCTGTACACTGAACTCTGACGGGACTCTTACCATGTATATCCCTGGTGTCCCGTATTATGAGATGTATGGTGCAGTCACCGAGCCCATCATAACACTGAAAGATGTCAAAGAATCGCCCCTGTTTACGGTGAAACAGTGGAAACAGTGTTATCCTGGGAGTATTTATTCTATGTTTATTCTTAGGAAATGTGGGTGATAGTACTCGCGTGCATATGTATATGGCTCTTGCTGACACAGGTCAAAGAAGACCCTGTAATGACTGAGATTCGCAGACGTTACACAATTCTCAGGGAAAACATCCCAGATAAATATGCTGTACTCAGGAGGCAGGCTATCGTGATAGGGTACCATAAAAACTCTGGGATAGACCTCGGTCTCAATGTAAACAAAGGGTATGAGATACATCTGTGTCTCGGCGATAAAGATCCAAACACTGTATTCCACGTTTTACTCCATGAACTTGCGCATTCTACACTCCCTGAACTCGATCACACCCCTGCATTCTGGAAAAATATGGATGAGATAGTCACACTAGCAGTATCCCTTGGTATATATACTCGAATCACAAAGTCGGCATTCTGCGGACAAACTGTGACGGACTAGTTTACTTTTTCACCAAAAACTTCTTCAAGAAGAAGAATGCAACTGCAGCCACTAAGGCGGTAGCCAGGGTCAACACAAGACCTCCAGCAGGTACCATCTGAGTAACCTTATCCTGGACTGGCTTTGAAAATGCGAGAACAGCTGCTACACCTGCAAGAACTGCATCCATCTGCTCTGGCGTCAGACTGGATCCACTCTTTTTTTTGGGAGTCTCCTTCTTTGGTACTGCTGCAGCCATAAAGGGCTGCTGAACAATCTCCTGATCCGGCTCCTGAACAAGCTCACTGATTGGGGTTGAAAACTCAGCCATTGGTTCCTCTTGAGGTTCTTCAACATTTTCGCTGATTGAAACCATCCCATCTGCTGGATTCAACTGATATGTATCCATATATGGGATCAGCGACCATAATCTATATCAAAAATTATATGCAGATCACCCCCTGGTAAACCCTCTCCCCTGACAACATATGACCTTCTCGGATCGATTGGTGCCCACTCTGAAGTGTCCACCTGAACCTTCTTGGTCAAGTGACTTATTGTAACAACACACCCATGGATAGTCTGCTGAAATGGAATTTTGTGACGAAGTATCAGATCCTGTCCCCTTCGTTCGAATGTGGAATGGGGCTTTATACGAATCACAAATGGGCCTGACTTGTACCCTTCTCGAACCCCTGCCGGAACCTCTATAGTGTATTCCCTGCTTTGTTGTATTGTTCCAGTACGGCTGCACGAATCACATCCCGACGATGAACCACCAGACCCCGAGCACATACCACATGCCTGTGTCATTGCGAATGGACCCAACTGTATATTAAATGTACCCTGACCTCTGCACACCTGGCACGTTTTCAGGCATTTCTTGCACTTGAGTTCTTTTGTGACTTTTAGTTTCTTGGAAGATATTCCTGTATACGCCTCTTCAAGTGAAATGTTCAACTGGAATTCCTCTGTTGTTTCCAGACCCGCTAAAAGTTCCTCATACTCTTTGGTAATCTCTTTAAACTTTTCAGGGTCACCACCTTTATCAGGGTGATGTTTAAGAGCGAGTTTTCTGTAAGCTTTTTTAAGCTCTTCTGGGGTTGAACAGGTTTGCATCCTGTATATTTATTTGCTTGCTCTATTTAAATGATAGCACTTATACTCATAGGCATAGGATTGTTGGTAGGTCTATTGGTCTATTTCTTGGTCATCAAAAAAGAACCAGATGAAGATGTGACCAGACTTCCGTTTGTCTCTCAGGTTGCAGTACCGTCAGTGACACCCCCTGTGGCCCCACCTGGTCCCATTGGATTTACCACACCAGGCCCAGCTGCAATCAGAAGCCCACAACCAGCACCTTCAGGCCCCAGTCTCAGAGACAGATTAGCGGGTAAAATTTATATGACTTCTTGGGACGCAAGTGCTACGTGCGGGTTACGTACTATTACCCCTTTACCTGTTGTGACTGATAGTGTATCTTTTGTAGAGTTCAAACCAGACGGGAGTATAACCTTTACGAATATTTTTGGGTCTGGAAGTTCTGCAAGTACAACACGAACAATTGGAGATGCTTCAAACCCGCCGCCTACTTATGATTCAGCTAATAATAGAGTTGATTATAATTATAACGGAAATTCACGCACACTACAGATTTCTCCAGATCTAAACACAATTAATACTCCTCAAGGTAGTACATATACTTTGTGCCCGAACCCCTCACCTTCACCAATCACAGGATCCCAGCCAACACCTTCACCAATCACAGGATCCAAGCCAACACCTTCACCAATCACAGGATCCCAGCCAACACCTTCACCAATCACAGGATCCCAGCCAACACCTTCACCAATCACAGGATCCCAGCCAACACCTTCACCAATCACAGGATCCAAGCCAACACCTTCACCAATCACAGGATCCCAGCCAACACCTTCACCAATCACAGGATCCAAGCCAACACCTTCACCAATCACAGGATCCAAGCCAACACCTTCACCAATCATAAGTCCTGGCCCTAACCAGTTCCAGGATCCCAGCCCAACTACAATCAAAACTTTCAATACTCTACAAACAATTACGGTATCTAAGAATGTTAATGTCGAAGCCGACACCCCTGGGGACGGTAGAACGAACGCGATATCTGGAGGAGGTTTAGTAGGAACATGGGGGATAACCGCTACCAGATACACCCACGTTCGTATAGGAACAACTTCCAATATAATGAAAATTACGAATCTGGGTCCGAATATTAACGGTAATTTTAATTTATACGGATACTTTGTGGATGTGTTTGGTAATAAGCTTGATACAAGCCCCTACACAGCGCTCACAACAACCACTTCATTCACACTAGGAACTTACACAAGTATTATAGATAGTTTATTTGATAAAATTTATATTCTCAAAATGGTACCAACAGACGAACTAGGATGTTCTTTATTCTCAACAATACAGTTCACACGTGATAGCAATAAGGTGTGGTTTATATTTTTTAATAGAACCGGTAATACTATAACTTTTAAAATGTTCGGCGGTACTAGCGACGGACGATCACTTGATGTACGAATTAATAGCGTTCAATCTAACATAATCCAGTGTCATATTGGTACTACTATCACGGTTGCAGATGACCTTTCATCTCTCACCGTTTCGACAACTGATCTTGATAAGGAGTTTATTAATGGAATATTTACTTTATGTCCCCAGCCAGGCCCAACCGGTTTTACTTCTCCAGGACCTTCACCAATCAGAAGTCCACAGCCAGGCCCATCCCCAGCTTAAAGTAACCCTTATTTAAAATAGTATATGTTTTTTGTTACACTGTGTGATAAAGAAAGTAAACACAAGACCAAATTTCTTTCGGAAACGCTCAAAGGAGATCTTATTGTACTTGATACATATGATAAATCAATCGGAAACTTTTCGAAACTTTTTAAATTTGCAGATTTTTTGAGATGTGCCGAGTCCAGCGATATATCACAGGATGATATTATATGCTTCGTTGATGCATTCGATATGCTCTGTATAAAGTATGATCCTGTGAGTATAGAAGCAGCATTCAGAGACTATGGTCATGATATACTAATAGGCTCAGAGGAGAACTGTGGACCAGAGCATCCATCATTTGTAAAAGAGTTTTTTAATCCTGGACCTTATCTCAATGGAGGGTTTCAGATTGGTTATAAGAAGAGTTTTATAAAACTTCATGACTATATTCGAGAAAACTTTGAAACTCTGAAAGCCAACTTGGAGATTGACAGGACTACTGAGCAGGGTATAATATCACAGGTCTATATCAAAAATATTTTCAACATTGGTCTTGATACAGAGAGCAAACTCGTGAATAATTGGGGACCTGACCGAGCATTTAGGAATCTTGATTCATTCTTTATACATGTAGTTCGCGCAGATAGTGGAATTGAGAATTTTGATCTAAAAAGTCCTGAAGTTCAGAACCACTTTTTGAATTATGTGAGAGGACAGGTGAAGTATGACAAGTATATAGATATGTTTTTAAGGGTAGACTCATTCATTGAACAGTCGAGGAGATACAAGGAGCTTGTACAAAAATATAGTACCACATCTTCTCAAACAGATACCCATACGAATAATGTTTCCTGTTAAGTTCCAACCATTTTTGATACGTCTCCTTCGGATACTGTAATATCAGATCTCGGTGAATATAGAATATACCAGAATAAAAAAATTTTATCTTTTTTGTATCCTTGTCAAATGGAACACCAATCTCTTTCGCAAATGTACAAAAACCGTTTTCACCTGGAGGTATCGATTTGTATTGTCGGTAGCACGTATCTATGGGGTTCCACTGTATAATTGGGTGTCTTATGTACCATACTACGTCATTATACACGTCCACGTCATACATACCATCATCTCTAAAGTGATCAGGAGGTGGTTCTTGTTCACTGTATCTTGTGCTCAATGGTTGAAAGTTTCCAGATATACTGTTAATCTTCTCTATAAAATCTGGTGCATGTTGAAACGGCTCACCCTGTGTGAATATCAGGTGTTCTGGTAGATTTTCATAATTTTCGACTATGTGGTGTAGGTATGTGTCAGTTTCTCTTCCGACATTCTTTATCTTGATACCAAAGTCACCTAGACCCTTGTTATATACAACTACTTGAAACTTTGGGTCCAATTTTTCAGTCCAGCTCAAGTCTTCGTAGGATCGAGCTATTACAATCTGCCACATTTTTAGTATAATCTGTTTAAATGTTTAAATCACCCCTCGCACAATCGGTTCCAGCTTTGATACAGTTGGAACAGAAACATCAAATACTTTGCATACTTCAGCTTTGTGAACCCCTTCGAGCATTACGTATGCAACAGTGCACGCAATACATTTTGGAGTCTTTCCAATAAGATCAGGGCACTTTTCAATCGCCTTGCATGTATTTATAATCTTCATCCTCCTCTGACCGTTTAACTCCCATGCACCCAGCTTCCTCGCAAGAAGATCACTCGCAAATGTCGCAGTAACCTGAGAAGTCTGCGTAACATCCTTGAACATGTTTACAGTTCTGCTGATGTCACTCGTAGAAATATCAAACGCCTCTGCAATCTCTTGAGTCGTGCGAGATACACTGTTCATCTTGCACGCAATCAGAAGACAATTTGCTTTGATCCCAGTCCTCACTGCACCCCTCGTAAGTTTTTCAGAATTGAATTTCCTGTAGAGCATCTTTGCAGTCTTTGCCACACAGTCAGGGATACCTGCAATACTCGCTGCATTCTGAATATCTGCATACGCATGGAAAAGAGCACGATCCTTGTGATTCATGCCGCTGTGCATGTTAATCTTTGCCATGAGCTTTGATCCTCCAACAATCATTGTATTCATACCCCATTTCTCAGAGTACAAGTCAGTATCAATAGGTGCACCGATACGAGATGGGTCAGATGAACCCTCATCCCCACCACCTCCACCGGTCCATTCAGGCTCATCAGAGAGCCAACTGTCAACACACCTACCACAGTCCCTGCATACTGGCAAATCACCGTCACCAAACAGAAGAACACCTGAGCACACCCTGCACATGTACTCGTTATGTATTTCAACTTCAGGCTGCTTCGTGAGCATATCCACCTGAGCCCATACGAGTTGTTCGATGTCCGCCATTGTTGCGCCAAGGTGAACGCATCATTTTCTTCGGTGACATCAGAACATGAATTTTCCTGCGGTTGTAGATGCAAGTCGCATGCAGAGAGTGACTCCAGCTGGACCATCTGGACCTCCTCCCATGCTCGTGAATATCGGGGTTATGCTCGTAATAGCCCTGTTCGTCTTTATATTGTGGAGACGCTTCATTTCGAAGCAGAAAAAAAAAACGCTCTTAAGTAAATGAACACAGAGACTATTACTATAATCGCGGTAGTCGCATTCTGTTTGTCTGTTGTAATAGGTCTCGTTATATTCATATGGTCTCGGACTAAAGATACAGACCCTGCAAGAACCCCTGGTCCCAGCGGTCCCAGTGGTCCCAGTGGTCCCAGTGGTCCCAATGGTCCCAGTGAAACGCCGACAAGTCCCAGTGGCTTCACCGCTCCAGGACCTGCACTGGTTGCAATAACGTTCAACTCTCTACAAACAATCAGACGACAAAATTTACATGTTAATGTCGCAGCCGATGATGGGACCGGTAGAACGAACTCCATATCTGATGGTAGTTTTATAAGCACGTGGGGGATAACAGCTACCGGATACACCCACATTCGCATAGGAACAAGCAACAACATAATGCAAATCACAAGCCTACCGGACTCACCATTCAATTTCTACGGATACTTTGTGGATACGTTTGGGAATAAGCTTGCTACAAGCCCTTTCTCAACGGTAACTAATCTGACAGATATTACGCTTCTTTCTGTAAATACAGGTCCCATTGCTCCAGGACCTGCAAGAACCCCTGGTCCCAGTGGTCCCAGTGGTCCCAATGGTCCCAGTGAAACGCCGACAAGTCCCAGTGGCTTCACCGCTCCAGGACCTGCACTGGTTGCAATAACGTTCAACTCTCTACAAACAATCAGACGACAAAATTTACATGTTAATGTCGCAGCCGATGATGGGACCGGTAGAACGAACTCCATATCTGATGGTAGTTTTATAAGCACGTGGGGGATAACAGCTACCGGATATACACATATTCGCATAGGAACAGGCGATAGAATACTGAGAATAACGAGCCTACCGGACTCACCATTCAATTTCTACGGATACTTTGTGGATACGTTTGGGAATAAGCTTGCTACAAGCCCTTTCGCAACGGTAACTAATCTGACAGATATTACGCTTCTTTCTGTAAATACAGGTCCCATTGCTCCATGACCTGCAAGAACCCCTGGTCCATCAGTTATATCAGCTATACTTGCAATAAGTTCTTCAAATTCACACGTAGGGTTTACTTTTAATAGTTCTCAAAATTTAAATAATGTTAGAGCCAACCTTATTGCTACAGGAAGTGTTTCTGGCGGTACAAATATAAATCAATCAACTAATATACCAAATGTAACATCTGGTCCTAATCAAGTAAGTATTCCTGTGTCTTTAACGTCTATTTCGATAGGAGACTATCGTAATAAAAGTATTCAGTTTTATGATAGTTTGGGTAATTCAATAGGTAGTGCAACTTTCTAAATAGTCCCCTCAACAATATTGTACCTTATGCACTCGTCACCATCAAGATAGACATCCCTCTTCATAAGCCTCTTCAATTTCGTCTCTGACAGTGTTGTGTTCTTTCGGTAAAGGTTCTTGATGTGCTCCATGAGCTTTGTCACAGTCTCCATCTCATCCTTGAGCTCCTCAAACTTTCCCCAAAATGTATTCGACAACTGATGAATTAGAACGAACGAGTTTTCTTTCATGAGTCGTTTTTTTCCACCGAGGAGTATGAATGTTGCTGCACTACAGCACACCCCGTCAACAATTGTAGTGACTGGAATTTTCATCGTACGAATATGATCCATTGCAGACAGACCTGCAAATACACACCCTCCCTCACTGTGTATGTATAGTTTGATTGTTGGAGATTCCTCAAGTCCAATCTCTGCATATTTAATGAGAAGGTCCCTCTGCAGAGTTTTTAGAGTAATGTTCAGCTCTAGTACAGATTCTTGCGAAACCTCTCCATAAAAGTAAACCTCATTTCCAATCACCCTTGTGTATACACCTGGAGTCTCATCTTCCGCTTCGCTCTCTGATTTGTTTCTTAAGTGACTGTGCCCGTTTAATCTTGCAAACATGGTTTAATATATCAATGTCTTGAACCTCAAGGCTTGGATGAATAACCCCCTCATTCAAATGATCCCTGATCAATGGAAGATGATCCATTGTGAATCCTTTTTGGTAAAGAGCTTTTAGTCGTTTTCTCCGCATGCACATGTTTTGGTGCTTTGTCCATAGTGACCCTGGAACAAGGTCAGTGGCATTCACCGGATCTATGATATATGATGGTTTCAATAGACCCTCTGATACAAAATAGTTTGTGTATGCCCAGTCGCTGTTCTTGTAGATGTATGTGTCGAATATGTCTGCATTTGAAAGTGCCTCCAGAACTCTAACGTCACACGTCTTGTGATTCTCATGTATCAGAGCATACATATACCCTCTTTCAGCAATGTCTGGTATTTCAAATCTTTCACCGCGTAATAGACGTCTCACGATATCTGATGGTTCTTCATATGTATCGAGGGTTCCAAACATACCGGCAGAACCCCTGAGAGTTTCAGAAGATGTCCATGGCACGTACTCGAATGAAGGTATACCTTCTGGGCACTGTGAGGAGTTGTTACCGATATACAATGCGTATTTGGTTGAAACTTCTACAGAAAAATCATCGTCGTCGTCGAATATGGTCAGGGATCCGTCGAGAGTCAGACTCTTTGCGGTCCAAGTCTTTCCAATACCAGACTTTCCCCATATGAAAACCTTTCCATGAGTCTTTACCAAGTCTTCGAGCCATTCAGTGCGGGGGCCTCTCTTGGTTTTTTGCTTGTCGAGTTTCAAGAATCTATCCATGGATTCGGATTCAGAAACGGATGATGGTCCTATCAGTAAGCAGGTGTTTTCTTTGGTTCTCAAAGAGTTCACCCCTTATCTTATTGGTATACTTGTCATTAACCTCTTGACTATATTCCTGGTTGTCCAGATTTCAAAACGTATACCATTCTAAGAGATGGTGAAGGTCGCCTTAAAGAAACTTTCGACTGGTCCTAAAAAGTATCAGGTGGAATTTCCTGATGGAAAGACTGTCAAGTTTGGTGCCAAGGGATACTCTGACTACACTGTTCATAAGGACCCTGCGCGTATGCAGCGTTATCTCACGAGGCACAGATCACGTGAAAATTGGAACGACCCAAAGACACCAGGGTTCTGGTCTCGTTGGCTCTTGTGGTCTTCTCCGACACTTACTGGTGCGAAATCTATCATCAAAAAGAAATTCGGGCTCACTGTAAGATGACTGACGTCATTGATGCATATACGTACGAGTTGACTGTGACCCCTCAGTTTGCTAGGATAATTGATGGTACTGGGAATGATATTGGATTCTCTGTAACAACTGACTCATCTGACAATATATATCTTGCTGGACAGTATTCTGGAACGCCATCCATAAGTGATCAATTCGGAGGTTTCGTAGGCAATCTTCCTGTGAGTTCGGGAACGGCAGCCTTCTGTTCAAAGTTCAATTCTGAAGGGATCTATCAATACTCTTTCGTTGTAGATTCTGCAGGAAATGATATAGGATACTCTGTAACAACAGATTTGTCTGATAATCTATATATATCTGGACAGTACGATGGAACCCCAACAGTACAATTTGTAAACAGCTCGAATTTTTCCACAAGTGTAGCTACTCTACCCGTGAGTTCAGGAGTTGCAGCATTCTGTTCAAAGTTCAATTCTACTGGAACTTACCAATATTCTTTCGTTGTAGATTCTGCTGGATTTGATATTGGAAACTCTGTAACAGCTGATTCTTCTGGGAACGTATACATTGGTGGTGAATATGCTGGAACCCCAACAATAAAGTTTGTGAATAGCTCGAATGTAGCCACAAGTGTAGCTACTCTACCTGCGAGTACGGCATTGGCAGCCTTCTGTTCAAAGTTTAATTCTGCTGGAACCTACCAATATTCCTTCGTTGTTGATTCTGCTGGAAATGATACCGGAAACTCTGTAACAACCGATTCGTCTGATAATGTATATCTTGCTGGAGAATACAATGGAACCCCAACAATAAAGTTTGTAAACAGTTCTAATGTTTCGACAAGTGTAGCGACTCTACCTGTAAGCTCAGGTATTGCAGCCTTCTGTTCAAAGTTTAATTCTTCTGGAACCTACCAATACTCTTTCGTTGTAGATTCTTCAGGAACTGATATAGGAAACTCTGTAACAACTGATTCATCTGGTAATCTGTACCTTAATGCATATTACAATGGAACCCCAACGATAAAGTTTGTGAATAGCTCGAATGTTTCCACAAGTGTAGCTACTCTACCTGCGAGTTCAGGAACAGCAGCCTTCTGTTCAAAGTTTAATTCTTCTGGAACCTACCAATACTCTTTTGTAGTAGATGCTTCTGGAAATGATATAGGATACGCTGTAACAACAGATTCATCTGATAATGTATATGTTGCTGGTTCGTACAATGGAACTCCAACTGTACAATTTGTAAACAGCTCGAATGTTTCAACAAATGTGGCGACTCTACCTGCGAGTTCAGGAACAGCAGCCGTCTGTTCAAAGTTTAATTCTGCTGGAACCTACCAATACTCTATCGTTATTGATTCTACTGGAACAGATATATCACGGGGATTAACAGCTGATTCTTTTGATAACTTATATATTTCTGGTGAATACATCGGTACACCAACAATAAAGTTTGTGAACAGTTCTAATGTTTCAACCAATGTGTCAACTCTGCCTGGCAGTTCTTTAAATTGTGCATTTTTATTGAAATTCGATATAGATGGATCGTATACTCCTAATTTAGACGTGTCTTCTTATTCGATAGTAGTAGATTCTACAGGAAATGATATAACGTGGGGAGTAACAAACGATCCTTCTGATAATATATATATTGTCGGTGAATACGATGGAACCCCAACAATAAAGTTTGTAAACAGCTCGAATGTAGCCACAAATATAGCGACTTTACCGGCAGACGATGGATCAACAGCAGCCTTCTGTTCAAAGTTTAATTCTTCTGGAACATATCAATACTCTTTCGTTGTAGATTCTACTGGTGCTGAAATCGGATACTCTGTAACAACCGATTCGTCTGGTAATACATATCTTTCTGGTGGATACAGTGGAACCCCAACGATAAAGTTTGTGAACAGTTCTAATGTTTCAACAAGTGTAGCGACTCTACCTGCGAGTTCAGGAGGAACAGGAGTCTTCTGTTCAAAGTTCAATTCTGCTGGAACCTACCAATACTCTTTTGTTGTAGATTCGGCAGGAACTGACAGAGGAAATTCTGTAACAACTGATTCTTCTGGGAACGTATACATTGGTGGACAATATGCTGGAACCCCGACGATAAAGTTTGTAAACAGTTCTAATGTTTCAACAAGCGTAGCGACTCTACCTGCGAGTTCAGATGCGGCAGCCTTCTGTTCAAAGTTCAATTCTACTGGGACTTACCAACACTCTTTCGTTGTAGATTCTGCTGGAGCTGAAATCGGGCGCGGATTAACAACTGATTCTTCTGGGAACGTATATCTTGCTGGAGAATACAATGGAACCCCAACAATAAAGTTTGTGAATAGTTCGAACGTTTCAACAAGTGTAGCTACTATACCTGCTGACTCTGGAGGAACAGCAGTCTTCTGTTCAAAGTTCAATTCTGCTGGAACCTACCAATATTCCTTCGTTGTAGATTCAGTTGGTAATGACGGTGGATACTCTGTAACAGTCGATTCGTCTGATAATGTATATCTTGCTGGAGACTATGATGGAACCCCAACAATAAAGTTTGTAAACAGTTCTAATGTTTCAACAAGTGTAGCTACTCTACCTGTGAGCTCAGGTACCTTAAACACCGCCTTCAGTTCAAAGTTCAATTCTGCTGGGACTTACCAATTTTCCTTCGTTGTAGATTCTTCGTCTGCGAGTGACGTCGGGTTCTCTGTAACAACTGATTCTTCTGGGAACGTATATCTTGCTGGATATTACAATGGAACCCCAACAATAAAGTTTGTGAATAGCTCGAATGTTTCAACAAGTGTAGCTACTCTACCTGCGAGCTCGGGAGGAACAGGTTTTTGTTCAAAGTTTAATTCTGCTGGAACATACCAATACTCTAGGATAATTGATGATACTTTATCTGTCATCGGGTACTCTGTAACAGCTGATTCTTCTGGGAACGTATATATTGGTGGTGACAACAATGGAACCCCAACAATAAAAACAGAAACTGGATTGATTCTTGGAGCGTTACCTACAGGGACTTCAGCATTTGTAACTAAATTTGGACCGACTGGTTCTTATTATACCTAAGGTATCTGTTTGTAATAGAGTATAACTTTGAGACCTTTCGGCGCGGTTCCACTTCCTGTTGAAGTGATCCTAATATAATGACCTTGAGACACGGAAACACCTGACAGAGTTGAAAGTGTACCACCTGACGATCCTGTTCCTGTCCACGAGACTGGTTGATTCGCACCAACAGTCATGTAGGAAACCCCTGAATAAATGGAAGTCAATGAAGCGAGTGAAGATCCGTGTAAAACATTTATAGTCAGTGTAGCAGTTGGATTTGTATTCACCAGATATGCTCTTGTACCTGTTATGAGCATGTTTACAGGGGCTGTTATAGTTGAAACGGCAGATCCATCAATCTTTACAGATCCATTTTCTGCAGAGCACGCTATGGTTGTGTGAAGGGGTATACCATATACATCAGACCCAAAAGTGGTTGTACCAGGTACGACAAGGGTACTCAGGTTACTTGTTCCAGACGCATTAATCGTAATCAGACTGGTTGCACCATTCACACCAAGTTGTGTAGTTGTGAGACTGAAAAGATTAGATGCCCCAGAAACATTCAGTGCCGATCCAGTGAGTGCAGTGGATCTGACTATGGTACCAAATATATTTGAACTGACAATGTTTGAGAGGTTTGAAGTGCCTGTTATATTCAGCGAGGTTCCATTAATGTCTGTTGCCCCTATGATCCCACCAAATATATTGGAACTCACCAGGTTTGCCAGGTTCGATGTCCCTGTTATATTCAGAGACCCTCCTGTGTAGCTCGGTGCTGCAAGACCACCAGAAAACCCAAGGTTGGATGTTACAAGATTTGCAATGTTTGCAGTCCCTGTAAGGTTCATTGAAGATCCAGAAAGAATACCTGATAGATTAGATGTTCCTGAAACATTCAGTGTTGATATACTCAATGGTCCCGCGTAATTCAATGTCCCAACTGCAATTGTAGATAGGTTGCTTGTTCCAGACACATTCAGGGACCCACTAGTGACTGTTACCAGATTACTAGTTCCAGACACATTCAGGGACCCACCAGTGACAGTGACCAAGTTACTGGTTCCTGATACATTCAGTGAGGTTCCAGTGACTGTTGTACCTGCAAGTACCGATCCAAATATATTGGAACTCACCAGGTTTGCAAGGTTACTCGTACCCGTCACATTCAGTGAAGACCCTGTGATCACTGTACCTGTAACTATCGATCCAAATATATTGGAACTCACCAGGTTTGCAAGGTTACTGGTCCCAGCCACATTTAGTGAAGACCCTGTTATGCTGGTTGCAGTTATAGGTCCTGTATATGTCAGAGTACCAACTGCAAGTGTCGTCAGGTTGGATGTACCAGCTACATTCAGTGAGGTTGGTGAAATACTCGAGAGTGATATATTCGTCAGGTTTGCAGTTCCGGATACATTAAGAGACGCAGTTGAAATGGCACTCGAAGAGACATTTGTGACTGTGACTGAATTAGAAACAAACAAATTTACTATAGACGCTGTGTTGTTTACAGTCAGAACATTCTGAAATGTCTGCCCCTGTGTGAATACGAGAGTACCTATAACAGCACTTCCAGCCACAATATTTGAACTGACCAAGTTGGCCAGATTCGAAGTCCCAGCTATATTCAGTGAAGTCCCAGTTACGGTCACCAGATTACTAGTCCCAGAAACATTCAGTGACCCACCAGTGACTGTCACAAAGTTACTGGTCCCTGCTACATTCAGTGAGGTACCTGCAAGTGCCAACCCAAATATGTTTGAGCTCACCAGATTTGCAAGGTTACTCGTCCCAGACACATTCAGTGATGTTCCTGTGAGGACTGTACCTGCAAGTGAAGATCCAAATATGTTGGAGCTGACTAGATTTGCAAGGTTACTGGTCCCAGACACATTCAAAGAAGCCCCATTTACTGTTGTACCTGCAAGTGACCCTCCAAATATATTTGATCCTACAATATTTGCAAGGTTACTGGTACCCGTCACATTCAACGAAGACCCTGTGATCACTGTACCTCTGATTACATCTCCAAATATGTTGGAGCTGACAATGTTTGCAAGATTTGAAGTCCCAGATACGTTCAGTGAAGATCCTGTTACGGTCACAAGGTTAGATGTACCAGACACATTCAGAGATGTTCCAGTGAACCCAGATGCTCTGACGATCGAACCAAAAATATTGGAACTCACCAGGTTTGCAAGGTTACTGGCCCCGGACACATTCAGTGTAGACCCTGTTACAGTTACCAGATTAGAAGTTCCAGAGACATTCATGGAAGATCCTGTTACGGTCACAAGATTACTTGTTCCAGACACATTCAGAGAGGAACCAGTGACTGTTGTACCTGTGAGTACCGACCCAAATATATTGGAACTCACCAGGTTTGCAAGGTTACTCGTACCAGATACGTTCAATGAAGACCCAGATACGGTCACCAGATTACTTGTCCCAGACACATTCAGAGAGGTTCCTGTGACTGTTACCAGATTAGATGTGCCAGACACATTCAGTGAGGATCCAATGAGACCAGTACCTCTGACTACATCTCCAAATATGTTGGAGCTGACAAGATTTGCAAGGTTTGAAGTACCTGTCACGTTTAGTGAAGACCCTGTGATCACTGTACCTGTGAGTGCACTTCCGAGTATATTGGAGCTGACAATATTTGCAAGGTTTGATGTTCCAGATACATTTGCGGAGGCTATTGTGGCCCTGTTGAGTACTGTAAGGTTTGTGATTGTACCTTGAGCAAGTGTTGCTGTGCCACCTGCTATGGTTGCAGATGATGTTGTGATTGATGGTGATGACAGTATGGTTACATTTGAGGCTACCAGATTTGAAAAAACGGCTGCGCCTGCGGCAATGTTAGCGTCCGCAATGTTTGCAGTTGTCATGACTGATACAGGTGGGAAGGTGAATGCACCGGATACTGCAAAGTTTTGTGCAGAAAAATTTATTACGTTTGCGAAAGAAAGGTTAGCTGCACCTCCTGCTATGTTTGCGTCCGATACATTGATGACATTGAATACCGTCTTGTTAATGTCAATACCACCAGTGATGTTGATGCTTGTGCAGTTTACAGATTGGAATTTTGTGGTACCAGATACTGATAGTGTACCTGTTACGTTCGCACTGAGTACGTTTATAGTCTGAATGTCAATGTCTGAAATATTTGCAGTCCCTGATACGTTTAGACTTGCTATGTTTGCTAGGGTAATGTTTGCGGTTGGGGCTATTATCATGGATGTGAATTCTCCGATGGATGCAGTTTGTGCGACGAGATCGTCTGTTATCATGTTTGTTGTCGTGACGTCAGTGGTTGTTATGGCGCTTGCTCCAGTTGCAGTAAAGTTTGTCGTCCTGAGTTCTATGCATTCGATAGTCTGGCCAGTGACTAGACCTGTGAATGTAGTGAGACCAGCAACCTGGAGCTGATTGTTTACGATGGTTGGTCCTTGAATGTCGACTGGACCGGTTACTTCGAGTGAACTGAGACCTGAGATGGATCCTGAGGTGCTCTGAATGTTGCTCGCCACAATCGTTTCTGCTGAGAGGTTTGCAGTGTTTGTTGTGGCAAAAACATTCAGTGTGCTTGCATAGATGATTGGCGATGTGGCAGACGCCATCTATTGTCATCTACGAGTATTTTCGGAGAGCTTGGTCGTAGCTAAATATGGGTTTTCCGAGTCTTATGTTGATCCAGTTATGACAATCGACTGACCACTTGAATAGATTACCAGAAGGAGGAACGGATGCTAGATACATTCGATAGTGTGTTTGGCACTGATCACACGGTAGAACACTGACTATACCGTAAAGTACTTTCCGAGCTGTTGAAGGTTTACATGTAAGGCAGGTCACATGAATAAATGACCATAGGTCTGGTCCCCAATGCTTCATCTCACCTATATATATCGGTGGAAAAAAGACACGATTAAATACCAGATAATTTCCATTCTGCAATGGCTGGAAATGGGTCTAGTGATGCTCGTATGATAATCCGATATCTTGCATAATCAGGTAATACGGTTGAAACTGTAAAAAACTGCGTCTGCCCCTGTGTCCAAACAATAGTTGATCTTTCGTCAAGAGAAGCCCAAGTAGTACCGTCGTTTGATCCTGCAATCATCCAAGATCTTGGAGTCTGGCCAAAACTTGCATCGTTTCTGGGTGTTATTCTATATGAAGTTAGACGTATTGCGTTTGGAAGTATTATACTCACCCAATCTCCGAATATTGTGTTACCAGATACGGTTGTAGATATTGTGCCTGTATAAGCATAGGGTGATGTGGTGCTATAATTGGAAGAATTGAGATTTAAGAATGTAGAAGTATTGTTATCGAATGCATTGAAAAGTAATGGGTTGCTTATAACGCTAGACGCTAGAGTTGTATCATTTGTGAGTGAAGACAATGGGTAATCTATCGGTGCATTCGCCTGGTACATTCTCCAATTTCGTAAATAAAAGTTTCCAGATGCTGGCGCTGTAAAATTTATACGATAATAACTAAACGCGGTTACATTATTCACATATGACCACCATCCTCCACCTTTGCTTGCGTAATCCTGTGAGCTCTTCGTGTCGAGAGTTGTCCAGGACGATCCATTATCTGAGCCATCAAACGTCCATGCAGTGAATCCAGCATAACCCAACGCTGGATAAATACCGTATATTCGTATAACTACTGCGGAAGGAAATTGGATTTGTATGAATGCTGGCGTGGTTGATCGTACGTATCCAATTGAATTATCCCATACAACTGAGTTATCGAATAAGGTTCTCGTATCATATCCGGTAGTACCTGGTGCAGTTGAGGTTATATTATATACACCATTTCCATACAACTGACCTGACATTGTATATGAAAATGAAGGCGAAGATCCTGCCCAACTCGCGTATGGTATATCCACTGGTGGCCATCTTTTAAACGAAGATTGATCATCTATTTCACCAGCCGAATTATACTTTACAATGAATGATGAACTTGTAGGCAGGTACAAAGGGCTAATAATATCACTTGAATTATAAATATTTGCTGCAACTGGATTGGTTCCTACAATATATACGTTATTTAGTGGATCTGTTGTTATTCCGTAGCCAATATCTGCACTCGTGCTACTATTACAGTCGACTTGTGAATTCCATACATATTTACCAGTTGAATCATATTTCACTATGAATGCAGTCTGTACTGACAATGTCACATTCGACCATGTTGTACCGTATACATTTGAATTGAAAATCTTCGTAGATGTCCCATTAGATGCATTCGTACCCGTTATATAAACATTATCGAGCGAATCAACTGCAACTCCGAATGCAGAGTCTGTTGTACCCGCGTGGTCTACATATGCTCTCCACAAGACACCCCCAGTCGAGCTGTATTTGACTAGAAATGCTGAAGCAACTGGAACTGTGAGTCCAGAAGATACACCAGCTGAATCGAATACGGTTGCCACAGCTGCTCCGTTCACGCCTGCTAGATATACATTGTTTTGGCTGTCGACGGCAACAGCATATCCTATATCCGTGCTGGAGGCTGCATCAACATATGCTCTCCAGTTGACTGCACCAGAAGGAGAGTACTGAACTAGAAAAGCTGAAGCAATTGGAACAGTGAGTCCAGAAGATACGCCAGCTGAATCGAATACGGTTGCCACAGCTGCTCCGTTCAAACCTGCTAGATATACATTACCTGACGAATCTGTATCAACTGCTCTGCCTACATCTGTACCTGTACCATTTACATATGCCCTCCAGTTGACTGCCCCCGAAGAAGAGTACTGAACTATAAACGCCGAACTTGTTGGGACTGTGAGTCCAGAAGATACACCAGCTGAATTGAATACGGTTGCAGATACAGTGCCATTACCACCAACAAGGTATACATTACTTGAAGAATCTGTAGCAACAGCATATCCTATATCCGTGCTGGAGGCTGCATCAACATATGCTCTCCAGTTGACTGCTCCAGAAGAAGAGTACTGAACTAGAAAAGCTGAAGCAATTGGAACAGTGAGTCCAGAAGATACACCACCTGAATCGAATACGGTTGCCACAGCTGCTCCGTTCAAACCTGCTAGATATACATTACCTGATGAATCTGTATCAACTGATCTGCCTACATCTGTACCTGTGCCATTCACGTATGCCCTCCAGTTGACTGCACCGGACTGTGAGTACTGAACTATAAACGCCGAACTTGTTGGCACAGTGAGTCCAGAAGATGCACCAGCTGAATTGTATACGGTTGCGGATACAGCGCCATTACCACCAACGAGGTATACATTGTTTTGGCTGTCGACGGCAACAGAGTAACCTATATCCGTGCTGGAGGCTGCATCAACATATGCTCTCCAACCGTACGTGGATGTCGGTACCGGTAAGCTTGCAAATATATATGGGTTAAAGAACAGTCTCGATCCCATCTGATATACTTAATCACAATAAATTGTACATTTAGCACCGTTGGGCGTACCAGATCCTATACTTACTATAGTTATATCAATCTTGTCAAGGTATGCAATTGCATTTGAACCTCCTATAAGAGTTCCTGGCGTAACATTTGAAGAAAGGAATGTTGAAACAGAAGAAACATTGGGATTTACGGAATATACAGTCGAACCGTTTTTAAGAATGCTAAATGTCACATTTGATGAAGCTGAATTGGCATTCAATGTAAATAGAGGCGGTATGGTTCCTGATATAGTAAATGGGAAAGGTGCTCTGAATGTAAGTTTGGTTCCAGTAGTGAGTGTAGTAGTCTCATCTGAGAGTGCACCACCGAGTGTAACTGGAAAATGAACTGGATACGTAACTGGTGTATTCAGTTGGATAGAAGTTGTAGCTTGAAGGTTATTTGTGAATATATTCGCGAGATTGGATGTCCCTGACACATTCAGTGAGGTTCCTGAAAGTGCCACTCCAAATATATTGGAACTGACAAGATTCGCCAAATTCGAAGTTCCAGACACGTTCAGAGAAGCCCCAACGAGTGTCACCAGATTAGAAGTCCCTGACACATTCAGTGAGGTTCCTGAAAGTGCCACTCCAAATATATTGGAACTGACAAGATTCGCCAAATTCGAAGTTCCAGACACGTTCAGAGAAGCCCCAACGAGTGTCACCAGATTAGAAG